ACTCGCAGGTGTTGGTCGGTTTTATTCAGGGTGATATCGATGAGCCGTATTGCATGTTCGGTCCTCCAGCGCTCAACGAGACACCTGCTGTAGTAGCCGAGAAAACCACTGCGACGACACGCGGCGACATTGCAGCTTTCGAGACGGACACGTTTGAGGTGTTCATCGTCGACACTGCCACTGAAAAGAAACTGATGTTGCGGACCAAAGACCAGGAGAACGTTGTTGAGATTGACGCCATAGATCATTCAGTGCTTTTGCGGGCGGCGAATGCAGTGATAATCGAGGGAGGTCTTGTGCACATTGACGCGGCACGGGTGCAGATTAAGGGTCGACCGGTCACCCCCACTGGGGCCCCCATCTAGGAGACACGCATGGCTGCACCAACAAGAACCACTGGTCTGCCGAGCCTTGAAGGATTCGACCCCGTCAAGTTGGCGGACGACCACACGTACGCGTCAAGAATCGCAAGCGAGCGTCTGGCTACTTTCTGGGTGGAATACCCTGGCGAGTATGAAGGCTTGAACAAAGAGCTTCGCGTGCTGGTCAATCCGGAGAGTTACAGTACAAGTGTCGCGCCGAATTACTCTCGTCGCGCAGTGTTGGGGTTATCGCACGACGTGGTGCAGTACATCCGCACGGGTTCCAGAGAGATCGATTTAGAGCTTTGGGTGTCTTGGCAAATCTTTTTGCAGAAGCAATGGATCAGCTCGTCGACCAACCCACTGCAATACCGAAACTCATTCGAGGCGCTTGTCATGCCGACAGCGCCAGGGCTTGCACCTCCGCGAGTGTACTTCCATTGGCCAGGTGCACATCTAGACTTCTATGGTGTGGTGGACTCTTTGAGCATGGAGTTTGAGAGTTTCTCGTCACGCGGAGACCCGCTGTCTTACACCATCAATATTGGCTTGCTCGAGACGCCTATCGGCTTCATGGGCTCGCCGGCCGTGCACGAGCATGGTATCGGGGTCACCGCAGCCCGTCCGCCCTCTGGTGGACCACCGATGGGTGACTTTCCTGTAATCAAGTCCAAGACTCAAGTTGCGTAGCGCAAGGTATAGAACGTGGCAACAGTTGTCTGCATAGAGATTCCTGAAATCCCCAACAAGCTGAGCATCACCATGCCAGGAGTTGGAGAGCTTCAGTACTTGAAGGATTCGATCGATAAGATTCCGAGGCCGTCCACCTACGTTCTGAAGATGCTGAATGGCATCTCACCGGCACTCGCACCGATTTACACCATCCTCAAGATCCTTGACGTCATCTTGGCGTTGGTCAACTGCATCAACGCGATTCCAAAGTCTCTGCCGTTCAATCCGCAACCGATCATTGACTGCATCCAAAAGTTGATCGAGGCCTTCGCTGCTCTGCTGCCCCTGCTCCCGCCGTTCGTGTATATTCGTTTGGTCGTGGACATCGCCGTGGCGATTCGTTTGTTGATCGACGACCTGATTTCAGTGCTCGACGTCATTGACCAACAAATCACGCAGGTGAAGAATCTGATCAACAAGGCGTTGGATTTCGACAACACCGCCATGCTGCAGATCGGAAACTGCGCACGCACGGACATTCAACGCAGCACTGCAGGCCTGCAGCAAATAATGGAGGCGATGGCCAAGGTGATGGGCATCATCATGGGCATCATGGAGCTCATGACGGCCGTGTTGCCGGGTCCGGCAGCCGACAAGATTCAGAAGACCATCGATGACATTAACACTTTCAATGCCGCAGTGACTGCACTAGACCCAGCCGCCGACTACCCGCCGCTGCAGCAAATGTATGATGCGTTGGCCGCAGCACGTAAGCCTATGGTCTTTGTTGAAGAGTTCGGCAAAGCACTGCTAGGTATTCCGTTCACTTTCACGGCGCCTGTGGTGCCGTCGTACGACAATCCGTAGGGCATCTCATGGCTGACAGGACATTCAACTACAAGAGAGACGTTCTGGGCTACGGCTTGCTAGCGCCTCTTCGTCGTTTGGCCGGCAGTGACTTCGCCGCTGGCTATGGAGAGAAGCTCGTCGAGGCGGCCGTGCGACAGATCCTCGGCACACGGCAGGGAGAGTTGCCTTGGCGTCCCGACTTCGGCCACAACCTCGATCGGTATCGACACAAGAATCTATCCACTGTAGCCACGGCAGCTATGCGCAGTCACGTGCAGCGCCTGCTTACGATTTACGAGCCGCGCCTGTCCATTGTCAATGCGACTGTGCGCAGCGAAGACAACAAGGCGTTCATCACTGTCGGATGGACTGTGCGTTCAGCTCCGACCCCCTACAGTGACGTCATTCTCGGACCAGTGACTCAAGAGGTTGTGATCTAATGCCCATTCTAAAACTAGATTTGGACTACTCGCCCCGCGACTTCGATAGCATCCGCTTTCGACTGCAAGACTTGATTCGCTACGTCTACCCGGACTGGACCGACTTCAACATCGCCAACCTGGGTAACATCTTGTTGGAGCTCTTCGCGTACGTCGGCGACGTTCTGCACTTCTATCAAGACAACCAAGCTGCCGAGGCGTTTTGGCCGACGCTCACGCAACGCATTTCAGCAATCAAGCTTGGGCGTCTGATCGGCTTCACGCTTACTGGAGCGTCAAGGGCGACCGGCACTGTCAGGTTTTCTCTGGCATCAGTCGCGACTGACAAAGTGATCATTCCACTTGGGACTCGGCTGGCGACGTCGGACCCGGAGACACCAATCTACTTCCGCACCACAGCCTATGCGGAACTTTTGGTCGGCACGACGTTCATCGACGTGCCTGTCGAACAGGCAGAAGCCATCACAGGCTCCAGCTTCGCCTCTAACGACGAGCCCAATCAAGAGTTCGTGCTGACCCGTACACCGTACTTGGACAATTCAGCGACCGTCACAGCGGCGAACGGCGCCTACACAGAGGTCGACTCGTTCTTGGGCTCTGGCCCCACCAGCCGAGTGTACGTTGTGCTCGTTGACCAACTAGACCAGGCGCACATCCGCTTCGGTAACGGTGTGACTGGCAACATCCCCAGTGGTCAAATCGACGTCGACCACAAGATTGGTGGCGGCTCGGACGGTAACGTCGAGGTCGGCAAGATCAACGTCATGCTAGAGACGGTCGCCTACCAAGGTGGAGGCACGGCTCCTGTCACAGTGACCAATCAGACAGCAACGAGTGGCGGTGAGCCACGCATGACACTCGACGAGGCCCGTGCACAGGCTCCAGCGTCGTTGAAAGTGCTCACTAGGACAGTCACCCGTGAGGACTTCGAGACGGTCGCCACGGGGATTCCTGGCGTCGCACGTGCTCTCATGGTCACCGCTAACGAGTATGCAGGTCTCGCCGAGAACTACGGCGAGCTCTATGTTGTAGCTCAAGGCGTAAAACTGGCTTCGGGGCGCATCGAGCCTGCGGCTCCTTCTAGTACAATGCTGGCGGACATACGCACAGAGATTGACACCAACAAGCCGCCTACGATCACGTTCACCTACCAAGAAAAGGCGGCAGTGTTCAAGGACATTGCAGTGTCAATGCGAGTCTACCTGAAACAAGGCGCTGACGGTGCAATTGTAGGTGCCGCCATACGAGAAGCTCTGAAGGATTTTTTTGCTGCGCAACTGTCCAATGGCCTGGCGAACTCGGCCATCGACTTCGGTGCGAATCTGAAAGATTCCACTGGCACTATCGTAGGAGAAATCGCCTGGAGCGACGTCTTCAACGCCGCCCGCGACGTGGAAAATGTGCGCAAGATAGACGAAGGTGTATCCGGTGTTTTGTTGAACGGCAGGCGGGAATCTGTGACGTTGTTGCCAATTGAATTTCCTCGTCTGTCGACTGTGACTATCATTGACGTCGACACCGGCGCGAGCTTGTAGGAGATCAGCATGACCTGGGGTACAGCAATATGGGGGACGGGCCTTTGGGGTGGCGCGCCGCTGGCCGCGTCGACCAACCTGTCGTTCGAAATTGCCGAGGCCACGGAGCAAGGTCAGGCTCACTCGTGGGATGTGCAATCCGATACAGGCATCGTCGGTCGCGGCCTATTCGATGGCGATATTGGCCTGCACACGTGGCAATCAGCTGCCGACTTCGAGCAGTTGTGGCGTCTGCCTTATGTGGTGCACGAGACTCCAGACTTGGTCAACACTGCCAGCGTGATCAACGCCAGCGATTTGGCTAGTGCCATCTTGCTCGCGAACCATATCAAGTTGCAGTACAACAAGCATCGAGGTCTCGGTGGACCGATCCACTTGGTGCCGGACATCACCAACCTCGTTACGACCGAAGATGCGTCTGATTCTGCGACGACCATTGCGCTGGTTAATGCCATTAGGATTGCGCTCAACGCGCACGTGGCCGAGTGGACGACAATTCACCGCAGGGAAGACGTGTTGGCTGAAGTCACCACAGATCCGGCATCAGACACGGCGACAGCAATCACTCTCATCAACGCGATAAAGTACGCCTACAATGGCCATCTGCTTCGTCAGGGCTTCGGCACCACGAACAGTGACGCCAAGTTTGAGTACGCGTCTGCAGACCTCGACGCGGCGATTTTCTCGTTCGGCGGTCTAGCTGTAGAAAATTTCGAGGCGCATTGGTCCATACCCGACATGTTCCCGGTGTCCGACGATCAATCCGTCATGGTCTCCACCGACGCTGAGCCATCTTTCGCCCCCTCGCACGTCATTGACGTCTTTCTTGGCTCTGCGAGCGGCGTGCAGCCAGTCTCGGTGCGCTCTGGCTTCAATGTCTCCTGGCCCGACGGTCACGTGCAGTTTCTAAACGACTTCAACATGGTCGATAGTCAACCTGCATTTCCGCCGGAAGGCGAGACGTTTGACGCGGACTGGTTCCTTCCCGGCTCTGTAGGTACATACCCGAACGATACTTTCCTGTTCAACTACTACGATGCCGTCACAGACACTTGGGGCTTCGGTGTCGCCGATCTGGTGACGGGCTTCTTCGCCTCAGGGGAGTCCACCGAGGACTTCGAAGACAGTTGGACAGGTCAGACCTACTCCGCAAAATTCTGGTCCGGAACAGAATGGAGATTTCTGCCCGGAGAAGGGGTGCATTTGGAGTATGGATACATGGACTCCGGTTACACCTACGATTCATTTGACCCGTCCGATTGGACGCTGACACTAACGTAAGAGAGACATCATGGCAGAAACTGATTTTGGGTTATTTGGCGCACAAGCAGGCAGCATTAAGCGCGGCGTCACTGCGGGATTCGACGCACCTAACGGTGGCGGGAACTACGTGGTCGGCTTCCACTCGGCAGTCACGACAGCAGAGGCCATGGGCTTTTACTATAGTGGCACCAACTTCTCCCCACTGCGAGATGACGCCAACAATGCCACTGGTTGTTCGATTCGTGCGGCAATGAAGCGCGGCCCTGCATCGAACCCTCTCGGGTTCTCTGTGGCGTTATTCGCTTGCCTGCAGGCCGCGTCGGAGACGGCGTACGGTTACTTGCTGGGGTTGTCCAACAATGACCCTCATCGCATCTTGCTCGCCAAGACGACGCCTGCCGCAGGCTTGGACCCGAATGCGTCGGCAACAATTCTTGCGACGTCGTCGGCGACATTCCTTATCGACACGTGGCATCACTTGAAACTGGACGTTATCGTGAACCCCAACGGCGACACGGTGCTGAAGTGCTTCTCCAACGACCTCGGCACCAACCCGGTCAACGGCCCGGTTTGGGTTCAGGTGGCAGGCATGAACGACGTGATCGACGACGCCCTCGGCATCACATCGTCAAGTAATCCACTGGCCGGCGGCTACGCTGGCTTCTGTTTTGAATCATCTGAATCCGGCGCATACGCGTTTGTGGACCACTTCGAGATCGATCGCCAGAAGTAGAGTACGACGATGCCAAACCCAAAATGGAGTGACAGTACAACCGACGCCGACGGTAATGTGCACCTGGGCAGTCTGCTGGTGTCAGACGTCAGCGTCATCGCGTCCGCCGTAGGCAGCTTCGGTGACCCCGTGCCTAATGGCCATTGGGGTGCAGCTGCAGATGGCATCTTCTACGCGGATGGCATTGCATGCGGGCCTGGCACATTCGATGAGGGAGTCGCCCTCAACACCAAAGCGTACCGCTTCCACAACCTCGATCCGATGGCACTCGGCTCGTCAGGGCATTCGATCACCCGACAGTCTGCCGACACCCTGCGTCTTGCAAGCTCAGGCGGTCTCACCGGTGAGCTCGTCAACATGCAATCGCGCCACAAGTGGTACCTACAGGGTGACTTCGATGTCTCCGTTGACTTCGCTCTGTGGGCGTACACGCCAGGAGGTGGCGGAACGCTGGCCGACTTCGTGCTGGAAGCACGCTCTACGACAAACCCCGTCAATTCTACGGCTGTCGCGCGCCGTGAACGCGCAGGCATAGACGGCTTCATCCGCTGGTCCTTTGACGCCGGCTCGCCACAAAACAGCTTAGAGCAGTTCCCAGCGTCCGCTGCGTCCGGTTCGCTGCGCATCGCTCGAGTCGGCACAACGCTGTTCCACTACTATGACATCGGTGGTGGATGGGTTGCCGTCGGCACGCCATTCAGCTCTGCAGCGAATATCGTCGACAATGACTGCTACATCTCGATGTACATCACAGGGCTGGCCGGTGCCGATGTGACAGTCGACATCAGCAACTTCACCATTCTGTCCGGGTCAACAACCAACACGGCAGGCTGGTCACGTGAAACGTTCCATGCCCATCGCGGCAACGCAGGTGCCATGCCCGCAGAGTTGGCTGTAGCGTGCACGTTGGACTCTGTCGACATGATCGACACAGACACCGAACTCCTCTGGCAGCGATTTGTTACCGGCGCAGATACGGCCCTAGACACTGGAGACGAAAGAGCGATACGGACGGCGTGGAACAACGGACGAATGTTGATAGCTAATGGCACATCCCCGCCCGACGCAGACGCCTTTGGAGGCGTCCTCGTTGATTACGTGCTTGATGACATTCTCCTACATGAGTCTGGAGGAGGCAAGGACTTTGTTGCAGCCCGCATCGAGGCCTTTGGGGCCATTGCGTACAGAAATGCCGGCACTATCGCCGGGGCGTACACCTCGGGGCCCACATCCAGGTCGATTCCGGACAACAGAGTGCGCGATGTTGCCTTTTACCAAGACGGCACTATGGAGTATCGAGCGTTTGCGACAAGCAGCGGTATCGGCGTCTATGAGGAAAAACGCTTGTACGAGCTTGTCACGCGAGACTCAGGCTCGAGTACGGCATCGACGGTGATGCAGTACTGCTGGTTCGACCCGGCAGACGGCACACTGTACTTCATGGACGACTCGACAATCTACTCGGCAGACGCAGCGACATGGCAAGCCTCCATTGGTGGTTCCAGCTTTGGCGCAGATGACAGTGAAGCGCTACCAGGCACCATGAATGCGCCAGGCTTTTCGCAGTTTCGGCCTGTGATTCGATCTGGTGTCGTCTACGTTCCCACCAATGAGGGCATCTACAGCATGGCGTGGCCTGCCGGCTCGTTTTCCTTGCTCTACGGTGACAGCGCTTCTACGGCGGCCTACAAGGTCTTGCCGGACAACGACCGTGTGACTGCACTGGCACTGGGTTTTAGGGACTTGATTCCTCATCTAGTGTGTGTCGTGAAATCGGGTTCGACATTTTCTGCTCTCGCCGTTAACTTGAACGACAACACGGCAACAAACGTGGAAGATGTCACGACAAGCACCGTGACTGAGCCTGTGACTGTGAGCGACTAATGCCCGAACACAACACATTCATCGCGGAGTACGGACAAAGTCAGGGGCGCATTCGGCCGACCAACTACTATCCGGCCGATGGCGAGTTCGTCTATGTTCTTGGATCTGAGCTCCTAGAGAGTCGCGATGTAGACCTCGGAGACTACGTTCGCATCTATCAGACCATAGACCTGACAACGATTGATGTCGTCCGCATGGACACTAGCATCGTGCAACACGCGGGGATGCCTGTTGCGCGAGATATAGCCGCAGGTGCGACACTGAAGCGTGCTGAAGTTCTCGGTGCATTCAGCCCGTCCACCGAGACTACGCTGAAACAGCCGTTCAGTGTGGCCGCCAGTGCCGTTCTTCGTGTCGAAATTGACGGCGGAGGCAACCAAGACATCTCGTTTCCTGCAGGCCCGCCAGACCCACAGTCACTGACCGCACAAGAGGTGGTCAACGTCATCAACGGAACGCTGACGGATGGTACGGCAACGCTGGGCGGCACAGCGGACGACCCAACCGTAGTCATCACGGCGACGTCGTCGGGGCGCAATGCGACTATCGAGGTCAAGTCGCATGGCGGCACGGACGCAAATGACGGTCTGAGCTTCTTTCAAAAAGAGAATCATCCGACGTACGGCACTGCCATCTATGGTGGCGATGACCTTTCGGCGATTATTGCACCGGCAGCCAACTTCACGGCGGCCGATGCGGGTCAGCTGATTGCCATCAATGCTGTTGCCAACAAAATCACGGCAATCGTCGACAGCCAAACTGCCATTCTGCAAGACGCCGTCACCACGACCCCCACTGGATTTACGGCAGTCATAGGCGGCGCTTTGTGGCGTGCCGCAATAGACATCGATGGCACAGAAGAGATTAGCAAACTCGTCGCGCGAGATCGCTCTATTCTGTCGAATGACATCGCCGTCAATGTGTCAAAGCTCACCAGCACACACGAAGTCGCCTTTCGCTGGCAACTAGAGGTCGCCTAATGTCTCATGTAGTAGCGGTCGTAGGAGACGATCCGCCTGTCGTAATGGAGCTCGTTGGTGGGGCGTGGTCGGCAATGGCCTCGCAACCGGCGTTCAGTCCGGCACTCACAACGAGTCGGGCAATTTGGACTGATGGCACAGTCATTGTTGTAGGCGATAGCAACAGCACCCGTTTTTGGCACTACGATGGTGCCGCTTGGACATACAAAGCAGCGGCAGTTGGCGGAGTCGCACTAAAGATCGAAAAACGGGGTGGAGATCTTTGGGCTTGCACACTGGGCAGTGTGCAACGCTATGTCGCAGGTGTTTGGACAGACGTAACGCCGGGTGGCGCCCACAGCATCAATGATATGTCTCTGTCGTCAGACAGTGACGTGTACGCTGTAGGCGGCTCTGGTGGGTCGGAGCAAATTTGGCATTGGAACGGTCTAACGTGGACGAATATCTACGGATCGATTCAGGGCAGTGGCCTGCCGACCAGTGTTTTTTGTCTTGATGCTCTGAATGTCTATGTCGGTTACCGCCTTGGTGCTGTCTGGCATTGGGACGGAACCACTCCGACGCTCGTCAAAGTAATCCCAGGATCTGGTGTCAACAAGGCTGAATCTATTTGGGCCGCCTCGACCACTGAGCTGTTTGTGGCGGGCCGCGTTTCTGACCTCACTTTGCAGTTGTCATACTACAATGGTTCGACATGGAGTCATTACAATACTTCGGCAGCGACCACTGCTGAGATTCAAGTGCATGGCGCAAGCGCCACTGAAGCGTATGGCATAGGTGTATGGACCGCTACAGGCCATTTGTGGGCATGGGGTGGGACCAGTTGGACGCAAGCATCAGAAACAGCGATGACGACCAACAACGTGCATGCCGTGTATGCCGCAGGTGGATCGTCTGTCGGGCTTCGGGCGCCACTTGGTACTTGGTTTGTCGATAGAGTTCAACTCAACACTGAAGCTGACAACATCGGTATCGCCAACCGATATCCGGCACCGCCGCTTGAAGCGTCTATTGAAGGCCTGAACGACGAACCGTTTGTGCTGACGGACGGCATGACGCTCAGTGGTGCAGTGCCGACAGCCGGTGCGGAAGAATCGAGCAATGCTGAGACATTCAATGTGCAAGATGGCGACACACTAGTCATCAGCGTCGATGGCGGCTTCTCGCAGACCATCACTCTCGCGGGGGTCACGGCTGGTCTGGCCACGGCTGAGGAGGTCGCACAATCGATCTCGTTGCAGCTGTTGTACGCTCGTTGCTCCTTGACGTCTTCAGGAACCAAAGTCACGTTGACGTCCGGGACCTATGGCACTGATTCGTCAATCCAGGTGACGAGCGGCACCGCACGCACGGCGTTGGGCTTCGACGGCTTCTTGCACGCCGGCACACTCACCACTGAAACGGCAACGTTCAACACGGCGGACTTCAGCGATATCGCTAACGCGACAGCCGCTGAGGTTCTTGCCGTACTGGGGACTGACTTCTCAACTCTCACCTCGTGGGCCGCCACGGAGGGTCTACGAGTCCGCATCGGCACGACTGGATTGGCGCTGACCATCACAGGAACAGTCGGAACACTCGATGCTGCAGATGCTGATACGGCAGCCACAGTCCTCGGCTTTCCGGCGGCAGAGCGCGCGAAGACCTTCACTGTCGCGAAGGCGACAGACCCTCTCGAGCTCATGCTGTTTGATTACTCAGCAACCGGATTCGACGAAGTCACCGTCACCGCCATACTGAATAACGTATCCACCGTGATTTACAAGTCGGACGGAGCCGTCCTCGATCCGGATTGGACACTCACCACTGGTACGCAACGCGCGAGTCCAGGGTCCGGCACTGACGACGTGTGGGAAATCGTTCTCGACCACGCGACGCCGTTCACATCCTCGGACATGATCACTGTCCAAGTCGACGCCAACCTTACAGGTGGCGGCGCAGGAAACGTTCTATCCGAGACGCACGTGTTTTTGGTCGAAGACACGAAACGCCCATCGGTCCAGTCTGTGACACCGTGGCGACGCGACAAGCTGCGCGTAAAGTTTTCGGAGCCGATGAGCACTACGGCCGATGATGTCACGTCGGCGACGTACCACCGGGACATTTCAGGCCGAGTGAGCTTCCATTCAGAGATCACTGTAGGTCTCACCGTCTACAACAACGTGGTGCAGGCCCCGACTGCCGCATTTACTGCCGCAGACCTCGGCTTGTTTATCGGATCCTACGGTGCACAAAACGCGCTGAACAATGGCTACCTCACACCAGTCGAGCTCATCTCGGATACAATGATGCGCGTCAGTGAATCGTTGGCTGAAGAAGCTGTCGTTGACCAGACGCTTTACAATGCGCCGACAGTAGTGATTTCTCCATACAAGGTAAGCCGTGTCGACCCGGGCGCAGGCGTGGTTGAACCGACACATGTCCCGATTGTCGTCTCCGTGACAGAAGCGGACGCTGATGCAATCCCGACAGGAGATCTCAGCGCACGTTACGTACACGTGCAACTGCAAGACGTACTGACGCCGGACTCCTCGTACCAATTGGAGGTCGTCGGCATCGTCGACTTGGCCGGTAATGTCATCGGATCGACGTATCCTTTCACGTCGTGGGAGATGACTGGGCCAGCCACGCGCTCATTCAACGTCTGGGAGCACATGCTTCCGCAGATCAACAAGGATGAGGACGTCACGCAGGACTTAGAGAAGCTGGCCAAGTGCATCAACGAAGTCACCCAAGTCATGTTGGCTGACATCGACCACTTCGGCAACCTGATGGACCCTGATACAGTTGTGGAGCACGTGCTCGACGTTATTTTGGCCCATCTCGGCAACCCGCTTGTGTTTAGTGCCAGTCTCACCGAGCAAAAGAAGCGTGACTTGATCCCTCTTCTTGTACCGATGTACAAGTCAAAGGGGACAGCTAAGGGCGTAGAAGACGCTGTGGTGTTCTTCACGGGTAAAACTGTGACCGTCACGCCTTGGGATGTACCGGCGGACACCTGGACCCTCGGCGAAGCAGAGCTCGGCTTCGATACGTATCTTGGACCATCACAATCGTTCGTGCTTTACTCGTTCTACCTGGAGCACTCGGTCGCTCTTAGTGCCGCAGAGAAGAGCATCATCAACCAAATTGTCGAGTTCATACGCCCGGCGCACACCCATTTTGTCGGCTACACACTCGTGCCTTGAGGTATAGACCATGGATAGAAAAGACTTCTACTACCGCCAAAAAGTTCTGGAAGATGAGCTCGACGGTGCGCTCTCTGGCGCAGAAAACGCCATGTGGAATGCTATTGTCGACTACAACCTCGGCAAGGACGAGTCCAACCCTGACGAGTTCGGTAGTATCATGTGGGGCTTTGCGGCTTCACTGGTCTCGGGGCAAGACATACAGGTCACCTCCGGTGCCGCGTACAACGCGCTCGGCAAGCGGACCTACACTGATACGAGCTACACCACAACGGTATCAGCCGCCGGTGATGTAGCCATCGGTGGAGGTGGAACGCCAACTGGCGCGTCAACAGACCCTGGTAACGGCAACGAACGTTGGCTCTCGCTGTTCATCGTGTTCGACCGTGCAGTGTCGGACTTGCGCTACGATGGCTACAACAACCCCGTGTACTTCGAACGTGCCGAGTCCTTCCACTTCTACGTGTCGGCAGGTGCAATCAAGTCCATCGGCTCGTTGCTTGACGCAGACAAGCCAGCCCGTGAAGCCGGCAAGACGCTTATCACTGACATTCGAATTCAGAACTCTGGCGGCATCACTGTCACTGACGTGACACAAAGCCGCATGGAGCAGTTCTTCAAGGTGACGGCTCCGGCTTCGCCTAACAAGGCAATCACCCGTGGCGACATACGTAACGCGCTCAAAGACCTTCTGATCTTCTACAACAACCATGTTGGTGGCGGCGCAGACTTGCATGCAGGGACCGATGTATCGTTTTCTTCCAGCCAAGTTTGGGCTGATGGGACGGGCGGAGTTTATGGCGCGGCCACGAATGTCGAAGCAGCTATTGACGGCATCGTGCAGGACCTAGCCAAGACTACTGACGTCGACGGAGCAAAACGTATCGGGGTCGAAGCGTTGGGTGGAGCCGTCAGCACACCAGATCAATCTTCACCAGTGGTCATTGGAGCAGGCGTACTGCTCCATTCAGTTCTCAACGCCATTTTGGCGGGCACCAACGGTCGCGTGTTTCGGGGTGGCGATAATGGTATTGCCGGCGCGCTCTCGCCTGCCACTGACGGCATTGCGCTTGGCACCGCTTCGAAGTCGTGGGATGGCCTGATTCGTGACTTGACAGTAAAAGGAGTGCTGAAGTCTGACTTGGTGCCGGACGGTGATGGCACAAGAACATTGGGAGGGTCCGGAGCGGCGCTTGTTGCGCACTTAGATAACACCACTGTGTATGGCAACCTGACTGTGGATTCCGGTGGCGCATTGATTGTTGACTCCGGTTCCACTTTCAACGGCACCATCACGGCCAATGTCACCTTGAATGCCAGCGGCGGCACCCAAAACTTAGGTGTTGTGGATATCGATCCAAACAGCGCCAACGTCGATGCCTTGACCGTATCAGCACGTGGTTTCGACTACACCCAACTCAAGAGCATCAACACCAAAAAGACGATACGTGAGACGGCCTCCAGCCCCGTAACTTACTACAAGGAGGACGTGTTCGGTCTCGTCGATCCTGGACGTCTGCACTATACGAGCGATTGCGTAATAGCCGGAGCGACGAGCGGCGCAATACTTCTCTCTGAGTTAATGCTGCACCTCCCCCCTTGGAGGAGCGTCAATCCTGGCGGGACAGTTTCACTAGTGCCAGACGCAGTAGGCTACGAAGGCGTGACAGCAATCGGCATCGACATTCCAGAGAGTGCCGACAACGCAACGCTGCAATATGGCAGTTGGGGGTGCGTCCTTGCAGGTGATAAACCGGCTTTTCTGTTTTCGTTTTACTCTCCGTCGTCTGAGGGCACAATAAACAGTCGTGGGGTCGTCAGTTTCGGGTTTGATACTTCAGACACATCAAATCCAGATGTGACTCGAGACGTGCGCATCGACTTTGATGGAGTGACTGTAGGTGAAATCAAGGCGGTGTACTATGAAGGTTCAGTGGCCACCACCTACCAACTACAAAACGGCTCGCCACTTGACAACATTCTGTACCAGGGACGAGTGGTGGTGCTGGATGACTCTACCTTCTTCTTTGACGTTCGTGGTAATGGGTCCTTGATCGCCCAGAATACGATGAACTACGGTGGCGGCAATCTTCTCAGCAGCGGAATTCGCCTTCGGCCATACATCAGTATTTCCAATGGGAGTGGAACCGGCGGACCGACCATCGTCATGCATCGAATCTCGCTGAGCTCCGCCAAGATGATGATGACGCCGTAGCTTACGCGCCTAAGTAATGCACTTGGAGAAGCCCGGCACCCGGTAAAAAGGTCACGGTGGTTCCGCTGACACTGTACTCTGTCGCGGAGGCAGGCGTGTCGACTTTCTGCATCAATAGCCCATCTCGAAAGACGAGAAGAGAGGCATCAGCGACAGGCGTCGCTGTCAATGTCACGGCCACCTGCAGTGGATCTACGACAGTGAACTCGTCTTTGACCCATTGGTCCATGACCGCACCGATGGCATGCATGAAACCATCCATGTAGCCGGGTGTCGTCCAGCTCTGCCCAGTTTCTTCGGTGACGTTGTTGACTTCGATGCGGCTACCCGGCGTACCGAACATCACACGTAGCATCAAGTCGCCTGCGCTGTCCGCGTAGGACTGTAGCGCCGCAATCAATCGGTCCTTCGCGCTCATTGACGAACTGGACCGGGAGGCCGATTGTACTCGGTCATGCCTTCGATGACTTTGGAGCGATCTTGTACCACCGCGCAGTAGGCGTAGATGGTGTTCTCTGGTCCAAAGTTCATTGCACGCACAGGCGGATGCGGCGATGCAGCTAGCTTGGCCTTAGCGATCTGGTGCGCCGAGTCGATATCGCCCGCACGAAACTGCGTAGGAGCACCAACGGGCTGCATTTTACCGCTGTCTGGGTTCTGGACAAAGACCTTCAACGTGAACGCTTTCATTCTTCGCCTCCCTTCTTGTACCCGTGACAGGATTCGAACGAGCTCGCCCTGTTCTCCTTGCCACGACGATGACAAAGCATGCGTTGACCGGGGCCAGCCGGACTGACGCCCTCCAATCTAGCATGTTTTCGCAGCCAAGCGCACGATCCGTCCTCTCTAATCCTAGCGCATGGCTCGACCTTCTCTAGCATCTTGCGCAAACGGCGGAGTTCACCCAGCGAAGGCACGATGTTGCTGTTCAGGGTACGCAGAAGCTTGGTAGCTAGAGTGCGAGCCTGCGTTTCGACTCGCATATCGCTAGCGATACCCTTCAGCCAGTCTTTGGTTTCCATTTTACTTAGGAATCTTGTCGACAGAGGTGGGCAGACCGAGAATCTCGGCCGTCTCCCCCATGTGAGCGATCACAGACTTCCATTCTACGTAGTAGGCGCCGCTAAAGTCGACATGGTCAACCAGTCCGTCCTGAATCCACCTGTATAGGGTGGCGCGGTGCACCCCCACTAGCTCTGCAACCTCTGTGCTGCGCAAATAACCGCGCTTCCGCATGCGATTTGTCAGCTGTGACTCAGTTCGAGCTCGCTGTTTGGTCGGTCGCGCACCGTTTTTACCCTTGGAGGATGCTTTTGCCACTTCTTCGCTCACTTTGTCGTCAAATTCGCCAGTCTTTTTCCACTGCAGCAGTGCAGATTTACTGAATCTGACACTTCTTTTTGACATCCTGCGATATGGGACGACATCGTCAGCCACCCAAGACCGCACCCAACTCTCCGGTACCTCTAAAGCCTGCGAAGCCTCACGATATCCGAGTCCATTACTTGGGGAGTTAACGCCCATAAGTAGTTTCTATTAGCATGTAGCCAGTCTTATTGCAAGCGTCCACACGGCCGAGCACGTAGTGTGACTTGCGCTCTGCCTCTTGTAAGCTACTCTTATCACTGTTACTCTCCCTGGTAGAAAGGTGCGCTTGATGGCAGGTAAACGCATACCCAATGTCCGTAGGTCTCCGATAACTCGGCCTATGTGGGACAAAATGCTGAAGGCGTACCGCGATCGACCTACCATCAAGAACATCATGGACACTGTCGGCGTCGGCCGCCGGCTGGCCAAGCGGGCCGTGACCGAAGGTTGGCCAGACATGAGCCTTCCGCCCTTCATCAATCTGCTCTCCTCTGGGACGTCCGTGCTCAAGGAAATGGCAGTCAATCGCGAGTCATGGGAGGACAAGGCTCTAGTGCAGGGTGAGGCGGCTCGTATGGCCGCCGAGCAGGCATCGGCCGCCCGTATCACCATGTCAGGTGCTATGAAGGCTACGCAGCTCTCAATGCGCCTGGCGCAAGAAATGGTAGACCGTCTCGACGCTGGCGAGCGGCTATTACCTGACGAGCTCACACCGAAGGTCATCGGTCAGATTGTGAAGTCGATGGACATCAGCGCCGGTATCGTCAAGAAGGCACTGGAGATTGAAAAGCTGCGGGCGGGTGAGCCAGAAGCGCAGCTCGGCATTCAAATTGGTATCATGATCGAGGGTTGCAGTCTCGAAGAACTTGAAGTTGTCGCCAGCACTGGCGAACTCCCCATGCGAATCATCGACCAGCGCAAGATGGCCAAGGCGCGACTCGCTGACGACGAGACCGACGCAGAGGCTTCAGCCATAGCAGCCGGCGACATCATCGACGTCGATGAAGTCGACGAACCAGACGAACTGGACGTCAGTCTGTAGCCGTGGCGCAAGCGACAACCAAAACGAAAAAGCCAGACGGGAGAAAGAATCTCTCTCCCGAGGAGATTGAAAAGCGTAAAGCCAGACTCATGCTGGCGGCTAGCGCGAGACTGAAGAAGCAAATTCTACAGGCTCGAAAGACCCCCGAAGATTTCATTGAATTCGTGATGCGCACACCGAAGGGTGAGCGCGTCAAGCTCGAGCCTTTCCATCGAGAGTGGTTGAAGCTCTTCCGTTACGAACGTCGCGTGCAGATCGAGGCCTCCAAGAGTCACGGCAAGACGACGAACCTGATTGGTTTCTGTCTCTGGGCTATCGGAAACAACCCCAACATCCGCATCAAACTGTTCGCGCAGAGCGAGGAGAAAGCTCGAGAGCGTCTCGGTGTCATCTCCGAGATGATCGAGAAGAACAAGCTACTCAAGCTCGTCTTTCCATGGTTGATGCCGGCATCTAAGGGTGTGTGGCACAAGCATGCCATCGTCGTCGATCGAGAGATCACCGACAAAGAACCGACAGTAGCATCCTCAGGCATCATGGGTTCTGTTGAGGGCGGACGCTCTGACCTCGTCGTGCTCGACGACATCTGCGACTTTCGAACCAGCCTCATCTACCCGCAACACCGTGAGGCTATCAAGAAGAAAATCTACGCCGAAGTGTTACCGATGCTCGAGGAGGATGGCCGCGCCATCTCCATCGCGACGCCGCATCACGAGCAGGACGCAGTCGCCTCGTTGCGCGCCAACCCGGAGTGGGTCAGCAAAATCTACGCCGTTGGCACAACGGAGGACCCGTACCTTCCATTATGGACGTCACGTTGGCCGAGGAAGTCTCTCGAGAAGCTGCGCCGAGAGGTCGGGCCCATCGAGTATGATCGAGCGTTCCGTTGCATTGCGTACTCGGCGGTGATGGCGATCGTAAAGCCGGAGCACATTCAGTATTACACCACAGAGATGATGGTGAACCCGTGGAGCTTCATCTGCGTGCAGGCCTACGACGTTGCACTCACGCAGAAGAAAGGGTCCAGCTATTTTTCTTGCGTCACGTTGCTCTACGATTCGCAAAACAACATCATCTTTGTCGCCGACGCGTGGCACGACAAGATGGGCTTCATCGAGCAGGCGACAGCGATCGTACGCGAGGCAGGCAAATGGCAGCCAGACCGCGTGGTCATCGAGGAGACTGGTTATCAGGGGGCGTTGAGGGCGTATCTGATGGAACTGTCGGACGAACCCCTCCCTGTCTTCCCCATTTCGCCGGGGAATAAAAGTAAGGAACTTCGTCTGACAGAGACACTACCAATGTTTGAGTCCGGGCGCATCTATTTTAATCCGAGGCTTGACGGGCAAAGACACCTTGACATCGGCACTCGGGGAGACTTGATCGGTCAGCTCCTCAGCTTCACCCAAAACCCCGACAAGGACCTCGGTGACGCCTTCGCCTACGGTGTGAAAGCGCTACGTAACTACCAAGAGTCAGAAGACGACGACGACTGGGCCGGCGGCGATGGCGTCGCTACTCGCATGTCAGTTCTCGGCTAGCGCAAGCCTATCAAGTACCGACTAAGCTTCCACTTTTGCCCGGACTGATGATGTTTGACGCTATCACGCGGCACCGAATAGGTGAAAACCTTGTCTCCACGCATGCCGGAGCCTACTTGGCCTCGTCGAGTGGCAGACCTGCTTGCGTCTAGGGCCTCCTGACGAGCTCGCCATAGCTTTGCTCGCAGCAAGAGGAGTGCGTGCTCCTTGTTGCGCTTTTGGCTGCGCTCAGACTCGCAGCGGACCTGCAGGCCGGTCGTCTTGTGGGTCAAGATCACTGCCGAGTCCGTCACATTGCGATGTTGGCCTCCCGCACCGGACCCTCGACACGTAGCCCAGTGCAATTCATTGGCGGGTAACCCGATTTCAGCCTTCGTAGGCTCCGGTAGCACGGCCACAGTGACCGTACTGGTGTGAACTCGACCTCGTTTCTCTGATGGCGGCACTCGCTGCCAACGGTGGCCTCCTGGTTCTCTGTCAAATGCGGAATCAGAGCCCACCCCTTGGGCTCTAAACGCACGGTAGCCAGATCTACGTGCTAGCTCCACGATATTAAAGTTTAATCTAGCAGCTAGACGAACGTAGAGTGCGAATTGGTCTTCGACCAGCATTTTGGCGTCGGCGCCACCCTCGGCAGCGCGAATCTCGACGATCACAGACATCTGCGACCTCCTATTTTATTGTTGGATGACTTACAGGTTCAACGCGCGAAGCATCTCATGGCTAAGACTCGAGAAGCGGCGTGACGATATGCAGTAGTGATTGCATGACGGTAAGCATAACTCGCATAAGTCGTTGACGCAAGCTTGTTTCGCATATATCCTGCATGACGGGACGGCGGGTGGTGTGCTACTACAGCATACTAACTGGCCGATGCTTCCTAGCGTCTCCATACCCTGATAAACTTCGAGTTGCTGGTGGCTTTGTGCTACTATGCGCTTGATTTTTATCGAGTCGAGGAGCTAGACATGGGTCTTCCCCCATCTTTTCCGCTCAGCAGCGACCATTTCAGTGGTGGCAGCAACCTGACCAAGGCCGTAGGCGGTCTGGTAGATTTGCTGAACGAGGTCTACGTCACTCTGTCTGAGCTCTCATCGGACGTGCACGGCGGTTGGGTGAAAATCACCGACGCCAGTGTCAGCGGCGGAGTGGCCAGCGACAAGGTGTACCAAGACGCACCGAATGACACCATTTTGCAGAGCTTTTCTGCGTCCGGCACGGCGGTCATCTTGACTGTGAGCTCGAGCTACCCTCTCGTCTACAATGGCACCTCTGACACCACGTTGCCTGAGGCGGTTGATGGCGGGCATTACTCCGGACCAGTGGCTATTACAGTGCCCTCGTCGGGTCTTTATGCGGTGCAGGCCAAGAACGCCAATGGAGACCTTGTCGCCAGTGACATCGTGTCCGTCGTGTTGGATGCCCCGCCAGAGCTCTTGACCCTCGCCTTCACTGGCTCGTATCCCGGTGCGCAGACCGAGCTCAAAGCCGGCGACACGTTCGACCTCGTCGGCACCACGGATGTCGACGCGACGCACATCGAGATCATCGACACCGAAGCCGGCACCAGCGAACTGCTCGCACTGCCGGGCGCACCGACACAAAGCTTCACGGTCAGCGCGACAATTGCTGACCGAGGCGATGTCAACACGGCCCGGCCAATCCGAGCAAAAGCGCGCAACGCAGCAGGCGCCTTCGGGGCTGAACGTGACACGGACGAGCTCGGCGGTACAACGGACGGCGTCGATCTCGTGTTTTGCAACAACCTTGCGCCGAGCTTCGTGGACAACGGCACGACGTTCCCTGGTGGACGATCGGCGTTCAAAGGCGTCGAAACCGGTTCCCAGGACACCACGGTCAGCGACTACGATACGATCGTCTACTCCTCGCCGCACGGCGATTTCACGCCTGACGCGCCCACGACGTACGTCCAAGACAAAGGCATCACCTGCACCAACCCCGGCGACTACAACGACAGCGCCGACAACTTCCGCATCGTCGCGACGCGCGCCGCAAACGACAAGAGCGCGACGTTCAACAAGGTCATCGAGGTCGCGGACACCGCTCCTGTCGTCACAGTTACACAGCCCGCTGCGCGGCTCCGCTCTGGTGGCAACGATGGCACGGCTGCGCAAAACCACGTCATCACAGCGACGTCCGATCAAAACCTAAATGCTGCGCCAAACATCAACGTCGTTGTCGGCGGTACGTGGCAAGGCGGCGGATTCGTTGGCGGCCCAAAGATTTGGACGCGCACGTTGCAAGTGCATGACAACGACGCAAAAGGAACTGCTGCCTGGACGTTGACAGGAACGGTCCAAAATAACGCCAACACGAATGGCAGCCTTGCAGGCAACCAGGTCAACGGCGGCTTCGTCGCACGAAGTCTGACGTTTGCCGCCTTTTCGCAAACGACGGCGCTCAACACCGAGGTTGTTGACTACTCGAAGGTTCAAGCCGGGATCTTTACCGGCACGAGCAATCCTGCGGTGCGCAACGCCGTGCAGGGCAACACTGACGACCTTGCTGATCAATACACGATTACGACGCTGGCCGTGAATCCGTCTGAAGTGTTCTGGAACGATCTCACGGCCGCGAATAACAACGCGACAGGGACGGCACAGATCACCAACGTCGAGGAGATTGTATAATGGGCGCGTTCGAAGATCTTGTCGTACTGGAATTTGCTGAGCGTCCAGCAACGCTTACGCTTGGAAGCACAGGCTACGACGGAGACCCGAATCTGTCGGTCGTAGCAAAAGTCAATGGCGCACCAGTTGGTAGTACGTTTCTTGAGCAAGGTACTGGCTTGCTGTGGCAGAAGCTGGTGCAAGCCGATCCAGCATCGTGGGTGCAGGTTGGTGGTGGTCTCAAGGCGACAACGGCGGTCATGCAGTATTACGTCGACGGAACGTCTGGCGTGGACACAGCAGGGAATGGCCTAGATGTCGGCACACCCGTCAAGACGTTGCAGTACCTGTTCACCAATGTGTTTCTGGCTAGGATTCTTTTGCATGACGTCGTTGTCAATTGCGTCGGCACCCTGGCCGCAGCGTTCGATCTCCCGTCGATCTTTGTCTTTCCGCAGGTGTGGGATACGGCTCGGCTCATCTTCGATGGCGGCGATGGACTCACGCAACTCGCTGGGCCGTTCACTGCGACCAGCAGTGCTGTCGGCTCCGTCACCGTCTCTGGTTCTGGTTGGACCGACGGCGAGCACCGTGGCCACCTTGTAGAAATCACGTCCGGTCCTCAGGTTGGAACCGTGCGAAACGTCCACGACAACGTTGGCGATGTGCTCTCTTTCGGTAAAGAGATGACCGATCCCGGTCTTGCTAACTTCCGCACGGTCAGACCCGAGACGACTGTCACCGCTGGGTGGGATTTCTACAACACGTACAAGGGGCATGTGCATGTGCAGCGCATGCACTTTGATGGCGGCGCTGGTGGTTACCTGTGGGCTGGTACTTTGCCGAGAGGTAAGATGGACCTGACCCTGCACGTCGCCATGCTCACGATATCTGACTGCGACTGGTCTTTTGGAACCGAGGGTGTCGCGCTTGCATTCGATGAGGACGTTCGTGATCCTGCCACACCGTCGACTCTCAAGCCCTTGCTGAAGGCTGGGTTTAGCACCTGGAACGACGGAACGTCCAGCTTGCATTGGATTATTGGCCGCGTGTCAGTCGAGAACAACAGTCTACACTCTGGGAGCCCGCCTTACATCACAGGCGGCGGATTCAATAACGACGGCACGTTTAATTGCTGGAACGGGTTCTTTATCGAGTCTGGCTCTGGCGAGCAGCATTACGCTATAGGCGGCGGTGGCATGGGCGTCAACTCCGGCTGGGCCGTGCCAAAGATCAGCAACGTAGCCGCGCACTACAGCGGCTCTGGCGCTGGGCTCGTTGTTGAAGGTGGATTCTTCCGTGTTGGCCCGATCGATATTTCATATTGCGCTGGATCTGGTGTTGAGGTTCATCGCAATGGTGCGCTTGCTATCGATGGCGCGCTATCGGGCGTTGCACTGGTCGGCTCCGGTTGCTGGATCAAGAGCGGAGGACAAGTGTCTGTTGCTAGCTGGGGCGTGCCTACAATCTCTGGCAACGCCGGTGAAATCTCATTCGATGGCGAGCAGGAGCACGGTACCTGGGCCGCTGTTGCTGGCGGCGAGCCGCTCGCCTCTGCTGAGCATCAGGCGGGCTGTTACCAGAACAGCCAAGCCTAATAGGAGAGTACGATGCCCCCGAAGAATAGGCCAAGGCCACCCAAGCCGCAGAAGCCGCAGAAGCCTGCGAAGAAGGTTCGCAGTCCGCGCATCAAATCGACCAACGGGAAGCACGTTTGTACCTTGTGTGACACCGAATACGATGCACTGCCGGTATCGTTGCAGGGGGCTCAAGGCCTGAAAAAAGGGCCGGCAATGGTCCGGAGAAAATGCACTACCTGTGGTGCTGCAAGTGAAGTGCATCGCAACCGGGGTAACACCGACCTCGAAGTCCAAGAAGAGGTCTAACCATGGCTAAGGACTTTCAGACTAAAACTTTCGACTCGCGTCGGTACTACGTCGACGGCGTCAGCGGTAATGACGCAAACAGCGGGACGAGGTTTGCTTCGCCAAAGAAGACCATCGAGGGCATAAAGGCCGCGCTGCCCGACCGAATCTCGCACAACACCACGGTGCAGTGCGAAGGACCGCTAGATGGCGTCGGCGGTGCCGCCGTGTTTCTCAGCAAGCATGTCGACCCTGGTGTCACGCTTTTGTTCTCTGGCTTCCCTGATGAAGTCGCTGCCGGCCCGGCAAGTGAAACAGCAACCAGTAACGACGCTACGTTCTTTGGCGTTGCTGGCACTCCTTGGGCCGTGAACACGGTCAATGGTATGTTCATCAAGCCGTCGAGCGGCGCTCAAGGCGGCAACATCCGGTCCGCGTTTAGCAACGACACAAACACGGTCTTTGTGCACAAGGATTGGGCGTCCGCACCAGGCAACGTGGCCTTCGCGTTCGTCAAGCCACGCACGGTCTTGAATCACTGGATCGACGTGCAAGTGCTTGGTGGTGGGACGATTCGCTTTCAGCGTTTCGATCTCACCGCTAACGGTGGCATTTGGAACGGGCCAGACAGCAACGCATTACCAAACGAGATGCATAGCGATGGCATCGTCTACATCTCTGCCTGTACTACCGGGGCGGCCACGTGGGGCTTTGGCGGGTGGCACGGCAACCAGATGGTTTTCGGCGACGAAGTGCTCAGCGTCATCGATCAGTCGGTTGACACGGCAGTCGTCGCGGGGGTTGGTAATTGGAGCAGCGCCGCCGAGATGTGGTTCGATCGGATGGATTCATTGTTGCTGAATCATCTGATAACGCGCGGGCGGCTGCGTGTCTTCGGTGGCGAAGTTCGAATGCGTACGAACTTCCATTTGCTGGGCGCGGCTTTGCAGTACTGCAACAACGCCAGCTCTGAAAATATCTTCGACTACGTCGCTAACCAGCGCATTTCGGAGTTGCACGGCAACGGGACGTATCCAGCTCTGGTGCTCATCGATTCCAACGTACGCATCGGTACTGCGCTAGCAAACGACACCGTGAAGCTCGGTGCCGCCGCCGCTAAGCACGCCATCGAGATGATCAATAGTCGCCTCGAGCTCAACGGGCAGATTGCGGCGCTCGCAGCGTGCGCTGGGTTCAATTTGTACGCGCACGCAAATTCGCATGTCGACGTTGCAGCAGGAAATCTTGCGGCCATCATCGCCAACTTTACTTCAGGCGCTCTTGGCGCTATCTCTCTCGACGGTGCCAACGAATTTGGCACATGGACCGACGTGCAAAACGGTGAGGCAGTGGAATCCGCAGCTTCCGGCTCGCGGGTAAAGATCGCTGGGCCTGAGTACATCAATTACTAGGACGGACGACCATGAACTACAGGCACACTTGCACGAATTGCTCCACAGAATTCGAGACGCTTCCAGCGCCGATGCGTGGAGAAGCCGGCCGAGACATAGGTCCTCGCGACTCGTTCAAGAAGCGCTGTCCTCGCTGTAGGAAAAAGCACCGCATTCACCGCAACGACGACTACAGCGTCACGGTTGAGGAGCTGTAATCATGCCAAGAGACTTTATCCTCGCAACGATGGGCGACGTCCACTTCTATCTCGACGGAACGTCCGGCGACGACACGAACGATGGGTCAAGTGGCAACCCGTGGAAGACGTGGTCCAGAGCCATGTCGATCATCGGCAGCATGGTGATCAGGCATAAGCTCTGGCTGCATGTCTCTGGGACCTTCGAAGAAGCTAGCGGCGAAGCTATCGCAGCAACCATCCGCCTGCAAGGCGCGGAGCGTGGCGCTACACCTGACGTCAAGGTCGTCCCACAGTTCATCATCGACGGCGGCACTGGACGCAGTACGGTTGACTCGAAGGCGAACCTCGTCAGCGACATCAATAGCTCGGGGCAAGTTGGCTTGTCTACGGAGAGCTGGTCTGTCAATGAATACGTTGGCTATATCGTCCGGTTTGATACCGGAGCGCAAGCTGGGCGCGAGTTTTTGATTCTTGAGAACTCCGCGACGACGATAAGCTTCTCGAATACCATCACGACGTCTGCCTCCGATCAGTTCTCGATCGTCCGACCATCGACGATCATCAAAGACATCGAGCTAGAGATGACCGTCTCTGGCGTCAACCTCGAAGCGGAGACTCAGTGGGCGCCATGCGTCCTTCAGCAAGTTACGCTCGATGGCTACGCAGAGTTCTTCATCAGTGGGGGCTACTGGGCAGTCAACCATGTGATCCTCGAAGACAGCGGGAACCAGCCTGGTTTGTATTTCAGCGACTCGAAGCTCAGATTGTCGGGGCAACTCGTCAACGCTTCAGGCACGGAGACGTACACCGGCTACCACAGCATCGGCTGCGCTAATCCCAAGGCTGCTGGTGGGTTTGCTGTGTTGTCATTTGACGGCTGCACCATCCAATGGCTCCGAGCCATCGCTCAAGTTGAGTACCAGGAAATCATTTTCGACCGCTGCACGGTGCCAGCTTTTACCGCGTGTGCTGCGTGGTACCGTATGGAGTTCTACGACTGCAAAGTAGGTGGGTTCAGCGGCTCACAGAACGTGGTTGGCGACTCTGGTGGTTTCGCTGCGCTCCGTTACTTCAACTGCCGACACGACTCCCACAGCATGGGGATGAGCGGTGTCACGCTGAAGAACTCCTCCCATGGAGTTGAGCTGGTCAATTCACAAATGAGTTGGTCGAGCATGCCTAACGGCAGCAACCTTAGCGGATACGGTGCGCTGCTGTATCGAAACTCAAGGCTGATGATTCCCGATCCGTCTGGCACGACCCTTGTCGGCACCGATGGGGAAATCGCACATTCAACCAATGCCAGGCCGTGGGCCACGTGGGCTGAAGCGTGGGACAGCAACGGTCTCTACGACCCAGCCACGGGCGTATCAGTCGGCAGAAACAGCGGCGCAGCCACGTGGGTCAAAGGTCGTGTTACGGCGTCCGTTGGGGCTCGCACGTACTACATTAATGGATCCACTGGCAACGACGCATGGGACGGAGAAAGCCTAGCTCATGCTGTCAAGACGTTCTCCCGACTGTTTGAGCTGTTGCCCCGTTACATTGACCACAACACCGTGGTCAACTTATCGGGGAGTTTTCCATCCAATGCGTTGAACGACGGCTTCTACGAGGTAGACGTTCGTGGAGACGCCATCCTGCTCTTTGACGGCGGCTCTGGTCGCACTACTGTAGAAGGCCCCTACACCGCGACTGCTTCTGCGGTTGGATCACTGACGGACTCTGGACGAGCGTGGACAGTCAACGCTCTTGTCGGGCACATGATCATCATGAACGACGGTCCACAGGCCGGACAGATCAGGATGATCCAGGAGAACACTGCCACACAGATTTTCTTCTCTCGCGAAATGGCATTAGATCCTGGGACGAGCAGCTTCACGATCTTCAGGCCCGAGACCTTGATCAACTGTGCCCTTGAGGTCCAATGCAACAGCGGGATGTGGCATTTCCAGAGACTAAACATCGCAGGTAGCGGACTCATTTGGTTGACCGGAAACTCGTGGTCGCAGGCTGCAGCAGCACCTTGGATTAATGGTGGATCCCCTGGTGGCCAGGTGTCGTTCAGCGCAATTTGCAACCAACGTTCTTGGGGCCTTGCCATTGAGGGAGGGCGTGGCGCGTTCATCAGTGAGTCACGAGACCCTGCTTCGCCAGACGCAGCGTTATCTGGCGATCTGTCTGGCGTCGGCGATTGGACTGCCTCGGCTTATCTTTACATCATCGGGAATGGTGGTTTTATCCGACTTGATGGATACTGCTCTGGTGGCGGATTGGACGTAGAGGGAGCCATGCCTTTCATTTACGGAGGGTGCTGGTGGGGCGGAGCATACTTCAACGGATGCCTGCCTTATGACGGCGGGAGCTTCTACTCAGACACAGGGTATCGAGACACCATCATGGCGGACGTTGACGGAGCCGCCCTGTCTCTGCGAAACAGCAAGCTCGATGTTGGAGCTGATCTAGATCTACGCACCAGCGTCTACGGAATCGTGCTGGTTGATTCCTGGCTTGGGATCGGCGCCGCATTGCTCGGAGCTACGCACACCAAGGGCGGTCTGCTTATCCACGCAGGGTCGAAAGCTTTGATCAGCGACGGTATTGGCGCTTCATGCACATTGTCTAAGTCCGGTGGTACGGTCGATGTAACCTTCGATGGAGTCAACCAGGCGATTAGCTGGGCCGATCTCGAAGCCGGAGGTCGAGCATCTGACGTCGATGAAATGTCGATGATCAAAGAAGTTGCGGATGCATTCGCAAGGTCTTCGTAGGAAATAAAATGGCAAAGAAAAAACCGACTAAAGAACAGCGACAAGAGCTTTACGAGGTAATGGCGATGCTCTTACGGACGGGCAAAGAGAGCAAAGCAGATAGAGCGCACGATCGGTACGTGAAGGCGCTTGACCTTGATGTCGGACCGAACCACAAAGAAAACATGAAGGCATTGGCCCGGACCAAAACAGCAGAGGCGCTGCCAGAGTTGACCAAGAAGCAGAAAGATCGAGACCACTCCAAGATGCGGCCAAAGCTGACGGCATCTGAAATCGCCGACTTGGATAAAGTGAGCTAGTCATGAGCGAGTTTTACAGAAACTATGCCACCGCGACGACCAGGGACCTTCAACTTTACGCCAACGGCACCACTGGCAGCGACGCCAACGACGGGCTGTCGTTAGCACAAGCTAAAAAAACGCGACAAGCTGTCTACGATCTGATCCCCGACATCTGCAACCACAACGTCGTGGTCAACCTGGCAGGCACGTTCACTGAAGATACAGATCACATGTATCTTGCTAGCAGGCACATCGCGAAGAACGTCACCCTGCGAATCGATGGCGGTGACGGACTAAACGAGGTGGTTGCCTCTATGACGTCCACAGATCCAGAGACCGATACCACGAAAATCGGTGACTCCGGGCAAGCGTGGACCGTTGATCTCTATAAGGGCCAGTGGGTCGAGATTACCTCCGGGCCTGCCAGTGGAGAAATTCGAAGCATCTTTTCCAACACGGCGACAGAGTTGACAGTCGCGACCGACTTCTCCACCGATCCCGGCGTCTGCTCATTCAGAATCGTCGAACCGTTAACACACCTCAACAGCGCGACCAAGTACGAGCGCATCCGCAACAACAGCGGGCTCGGCTTCATCGTGTTCCAGCGTTTGCGCTGGAGCACGCGAGCGCCGTGGTTTGAAAAGAACACCAACCAATCGTGTGCGCTTGTAGCTTGTGTGATCAATAACCCCAGCAACTACCTGTTCACGCAGGGCAACCTGTCGACCATCACTTTTGGCAAAGGTGCGGTCAACCCTGTCACGCACGCAGCTATCACCGGCCATGACGCATCAACGTACGTCGAAGGGCAAACGATAGGTGAATTCAATCACGCGCAGTTTAATGGCATCGCGTCAATCCATGGAGAGTTCATCGCCAGAGAGCAGGTCGCGCCTGCTCTTCTCGGCTGTCGCGCTGATTTCGTTGAAGCCTACGACTGCTCTTTACGGTCACCGAGCAGTCTCTTATTCAACTCGTTCGCTGGGTGGCGTACTTGTCAGATCGGAGACTCGGCCAGCGGAGTCGCATTGCGGCTATTCCGAAGCAACATACAAATTGGCGACGGCACGCTGAACATCAGCAACGCACAATCACACGCCATCGAAGTAGACGGTGGGTGGCTTAAACTCAAAGGAGACCTGCTCGGCTCTGGCAACACCGGAGCTAGTATTCGGGTGAAGAACGGTGCCATCGTCGACTTCAGCTCGACCGTACCTGCCATCACCAGTACAGTTGGCGACATCTCCTTTGACGGCACCACCGAGCAGTGCACCTTCGAGAACATCGTCACCGACAACGAGACGTACACCAGCGCCGATGGCTCGGTGGTTTACGAAGGCGGCGTTGACGTAGCTTACCGGAAGCAGTTCGCCGAGATCAAAGGTGTCGCGGTTGGGACCGCGCTGGCATTGACGCTGCAGAGCACTTGGTACAAGGTCGCGACGTATAGCGCCAACGGACGCGCCAACGGGCTGGAAGCCGATGAGACGCTCAACCACATTGTGTGTCGACGTGCGGTAGAGCACCGCGTCAAGGCGATGATGAACTTCTACGCAGATGTATCTCAGGATTATGAAATCGCAATTTGCGAGGGCGATCCTGAGTCCACTGGTACGGTCTTGGCGTCTGCACGGCTCACGTATGGTGCAACATCAACGTTCTATGACCAAGCTTTCCTGGAAACAGGTTTCTTGGCTGCAGCCAGCGATCAAGTTGGCATCTGGGTTCAATGTCATACAGCGGCGGCGCAAAACTTTAATCCGTACAATTTCAACTTGCTCGTCGAAGAGGTGCTCTAATGTCTGCTGTGTGGGTAGTTGCTTTGCCATTGTGGGCGATCTTTGTTGCGATCGTTGTAGGAGGTTTCTTCTACTTGAAAACGACGGCCAGGGTCTGGGATCCGAAACGGGTCCGCACGGATCAACCAGACCCTGACGACGGCTAGCGCTTGACGAACCAGACGTTTAAGTTGGAGATGATGCGGCAGTGTCGCTTGACGGCAGGACTGTGACTGCCCAACCGACACCTTGTCGCTGTTTGGCGAAATCGACCACCGCCTGTGCGCCTGCAACGAAGTCCGCATCCGATATGCCAGCTCTCTTGGCGATGGCGTAGACGGCAAGCATGCCGGCCTGCAAAGGCTCTTCGTAGTCACTGGGGGTGGGATCTCGTTGCATTAACAGACGAACGTGCACCGTGCTCGTCAAGTGCCTGAATGAGGTGTTCGCCGTCTTCATGGCGGCGTATAGGCTATGAGGGTTGTACCACTTCATGCTACCAGCTTGAATTGCTTCAGGCGAGCGTAGAGCGCTTCTTGGGTGCTGGAGCCAGGGATCTTGTCGGCGCCGCCTTCAAGCCGTGGGCCTTTGGACATCTGAAATTGGAACACGGCGTTGGCTGTGTCCTCGTCCAGCACTGGGCCTTGACCACCGGTAACGTAGGTGAGCTTTTCCAGTGCGCGGCGCACGGAGTCGAGCTCTTGCTTCCAGTTGCCGTCCTGGATGAGCGCTTGAAACTCAGGGGTCGGCATCTCTTCGACGGCGTCCCAGTCCAAGTCTCCGCTACGGCGTTCGGCCTTGCGCTCCTCGAGCTCCATCAGGAAGAACTCGTCGTCTTCATTTTCCATCTCCATCACGAAGCCTTCAGGCTGCGCTTGGTAGTCTTTCAGCCAAGGGATGCCCTCGGTAGGCATCTGGGCGAACACGGCATCACGGACGTGCTTGGAGGGGAAGGCCTTGCCCGGATCCCACTTCTTGTCGGAGCTGCAGCTGTGGCCAATCCACCAGCGGGGGTCCAAGCCGCCGTAGTCCTGGCAGTAACAGTGGAGCATTTGCCCGAGTTGGATGTTGGCGAGAATCTGATCGGCCGGGTAGGGCTCCCACCATTGCCCGTCGATGGCGATCGGCGTCTTGCCGAGCTTCTCGTGGGGGAATTTTGCAGTCCAGCCTTTAGGCCACCAGCGCCAGTCGCCTTCTTTTCCTTTGAGGATGCCGGCGTTACGGTTTTCGACGCCGGTGTTCAGGCGATTCACCCAGCCGCCGTGCCACACCGGGATGATGCCATCGGATAGCATGAGCACGACAACCCGCAGGTCCTTGAGCAACGGGTACTTGGCGTAGATGGCGGCGACCTCAGGCAGCATGCGGTCCAAGATCATGAACTGGCAGCTGACCTGGTTCTTATGACCGCCGTCGTTCAGCCATCGAATAGACCCCTTCCACGTCACACCGGCGGTGAAGTGCACCGTGTTTCCGATGGGCCGAGCTCGCTTCCACTTGCGATAGCGCTTGTGTCCTTGGTCGATCGGCAGCCCGAACAGCTTGAGGACCTCTATCGACGCAGCGCGCAGCTGCTCGAAGAACTCTCGAGCCATACCCACGGAGTACAGGAAACCTATTGCGTGAGACACTTGACGGTCCTTTCGTTGTATATGGTAGTGGCAGCATCCCACCCGCACCGCCTTGTAGGATACAGGTCGGACGACTTGCCGTCAATTTCTATCTCACAAACGCGAGAACGTCGGTGATATCGACGGAGCTCGGGATCGGTGGCAGACTCTGCAGGAAGGTGCGGCAGTACTTCGAGCCTCCCAACAGTCGATTATCAAGGATGACGATCACTCCTCGGTCCGTCTTGGTTCGCAACAGCCGACCGATACCCTGCCGAAGCGTGATGATCGCCTTCGGCATCGAGTAGGTCCAAAAGGACTGCTTGCTGCGCTCAGAGATCGCGTTGACCAGCGGGTCACTCATATTCGGGAACGGCAGCTTGTCGATGACCAAACCAGTCAGAGCTGACCCCGACACGTCGATGCCAGTCCAGAAGCTAGCCACACCGAACAAACATGAGGTCTCATCCTCTTGAAACTCTTTGTAAATATCTGCCCTCGATCGCCCGTCACCCTGCATGAGCATCGTGTAGGGCAGCTCGGTGGTCCTCGGCGAGAGCTTCTCGAACGCGCTTTTCATGTTCCTGATGGAAGTGAAGAGGCATAACGTGCGACCCCCACAGGCCCCTATGACGTACGCCAGTGCGTCCGCAGTGGCTTGCTGGAAGTCTGGGCCTTTGGGGTCTGGCATCACCTGAGGAACAACCAAGAGGCTCTGCTGGCCATAGTCGAACGGGCTCTCAACCATCAGCTCGGTGGTGGCCGGGGCAGCGGGTACTCCGGCCTCGCGGCGGATGAACTCGAAGTTGCGTCCGGTGGTCAACGTCGCCGAGGTCATGATCACGCATCGCGTCGGATCGAACACCTCCTTGGTGAGCAAGGCGCTGACCACGATGGGTTTGCCTCGCACTACCGTGTAGGCTGACTTGCCACTGAATTCTATCCAGTAGACGAAGTTCTTGTTGCTGAGCAGTGTGGCTTCTTCGACGCGCTCGATGAATTTGTTGAGCAACCGGCTGGTCTCGAAGGCGTCGTTGCGCTGCTCAGCGTTGTAGACGTCGCTGGCGGCGAACTTGTCGGATATGCGGCGCATCTTGGTGGCGCACTCGAGAAGTTGATCGCTGGCACCCTTGTCCCATTTCTGCGTGCGCAGGCGGATGTTGTAGCTTCGCGCGTTGCGAACCTCCTTCACCTTTTTGAAGAACTTCTTGGCCGCCTTTTCCAGTTCAAGAGCTTCCGCCTTGCGCTTCACGGATTTCAGCCAGCGCACAGGTCGCTGCAACGAGTACTGCGACAAAGAGAAACCGAAGAAGTCACGGGCGATGCTCGGCGCTTCGTGAGCCTCGTCGAGCACGAGGTTGTCGAACTTCGGCAAGATCAAGTCCTCGCCGGTCTGCCCCTTCACTGCGAGATGTGCGAACAGCATGTGGTAGTTGGTCACCACGATGTCGGCGCCACGTGCCTTGCGCTTCGCATCGTTGTAGAAGCATTCCTCTTTGAAGCTACAACGGTCGTTCTTGCACTCTTCGGAGCTCACGGACACCTTGCCCCACACCATTGGATGCGGATCGAATGGCAGGCCGGTCTTGTCTCCAGTCGATGTCGTCCGCGACCACTTCAACACGTCGCTCATCTGCACGGTGAGCTCCGCCGGTAGCTTACGAAAAGCGTCATCGACGTTGGAGGCGAACTCAGCCTCCTTGCAGTAGTAGTTGTTCTTGCCTTTCAGTAGTGCGAACGTGAAGTCGAATGGCAGCACGCTAGCGAGAAACGGAAGGTCTTTGTAGAACAGTTGCTCCTGCAATGCGATGTTGGCGGTGGCGATCACCGTCTTCGCCTTGTTGAATGCCGCATGTGCGATGGCGGGCACACCATAGGCGACACTCTTGCCGGTGCCACATGGACCCTCAGCCAGACAGTGATGACCGTGGCACATGGCTTTGTCGATGGCCTTTGCTAGCTCAATCTGGCCCTTGCGCACTTCGTAGTTCGGCAACTGCTGTGCCAGTAAACCTTCCGGTCCGAATATGTCGTCGATGTAGTCCATGGCTATGCTGCTGCGCAGCCTGCGCAGTAGCCTTCGTTGGCTTGCGCGTCGTGCAGTTCGTCCGGTTCCATCTCAGTGCCGCAGCACTCACAGCCATAGATGTCCTCCACGCCCTCGGCATCATCTAGTAGGGAAGCATCACCGTCTTCGACAGCGCGAGTGAGCAACTGGCCCATGTCACTATCGGCTTCAAATCTTGTTTCCAGCAAGAACTCCAGGTAGTTCACCTTTGCCGTGTTATGCGCGATGCTTTGGTTAGCTTCGAGTACTCTTTGTCCGAATCCCATCATAGTCTCCTACATGCGCCTCAGGTCCATGAACCAGGCGAGTAAGAAGGTGAACGTCTTTTCGTTATAGCCTTCTTTGTTTCCGATACGCCCGACAATGATTGGATCACCACGGCGTTGTCGACGCTCCGGCAAGCAGCCAATCTCATCGAAGATGCCGAGCTTCATCGCTTCGGCGGCCGTCTCGGTGATGTCTGGCGTGACGAATGTAAACGGGAACGAGACGGGTTGGAATTCGTCAGCCACCCAACGTGTCTCAGGCACCCCTTCTTTGTTTTTCCGGACGACTTGCTTCACTGATGGTTCGGCGTCGACGTACTCACCGACGCCTAGCGGCAAGAGTTGCGTGGCGACGTTGGCGACATTTTGCTCCCGACGTTGTGCGGGACCGGGTGCGGGCTTCTTCTTTTTATTGCGCACTGCGAACACGCCTACAGGGAAGTTAGGCACCAAGTAGAAGCCTTGCTGTAATGCCGCCAGTACTTTCTCGTACATGGTGAGACGTTTCTGCGCACGAGTGATTGCGGCAGAGTACGACCTGGTCGCCCACTTGTTTTTCTTGGCGACTTCACGTGCGGCAGTCAGCGTCTCCACTTCGAGGCGCTCAGTGTTGACTTGGCTTTCAGCCCAAGCGACCATCTCCTGTTGGGCACTTTCCATTTGCGTAGGGTTCTTGGCGAACACCAGCATGTTCTTCGTGCCACTTAGCTTGGGGTGTTGTGGTGGGCCTTCGGCCATAGCTGCAGCTGAGACCATCGAGGCCTTTGCATCTTTGCCTGCCATGTGACTCTCCGTTAAGGCTATGCAGCGAGTCGCTTGTACTCTTCTTCGACAATCTTTACGATGGCCAAATCTTTTACAGGCGAGTCACCGGATTTGATTCGTTCAGTGATCTGTTCCAGCTCGGCGCAGATCTTCTTTTTGTTTGGCTCCATGATGAAGTAGGCCATGGAGTGGAAGTTTTCGGCTCGATCTTCAATGTACTCTTTTTTGATGTGGCCGTGCACCAAAAAATGAATGTGCATCGAGACAGTGTAGGCTTGCAGCTCCCATCGCTTGCGCCATGGATCGGGCCACTGCGGAATGAAGTGGACGCCGGTTGCGACCAGCCATGCTCCGAGGTAGACCAGCTTCCACCAGCCTGGCACCCAGAACACACCGACCCACCCACCAAGCAGCAGGGCGATTCCCTGGCTGATAGGCCAAAGGTAGAGATAAAAGAACAACGGGCGAGTCCACTTCATGGCCTGCACTACGTGGTAGATTTCGTGGGCGAGGACATCCCAACAAGTAAACTTCCCGTCGGCGGTCTCCGCGCCAGCACGGATGGCTATGGAGTAGCCAATTGTCGTCGTGAAGCTCTTGTAGTAGGAGTCCTGCTTCTCCTTGGAGTAGACGAGGTTCAATATCCAGTTGATCAGGGTGTGCAGCGCAAATGCTTTCTTTGGGCCGACGGTAATCTTCGGGCTGATTTCTTTCCTGGCCCGCGCCAGCACGGCGTCAAAAATCTTTTCATGCATCGCACACCGCCAGTCGATCGGACATGCAACAGGGGCACGTCTTGTCTTGGGCGAAATGGTAGTCGTCCTGCGTGAACCAAATTATCTGACTGACCGTGTCGGCCATACGGCCCAGAGTCGCGACGACTAGCATCCTGATGTCACAATCGATGGGGTCTTCACCTTCGAGCTTGAGGCCGGCAGTTAAGTCTGACTCATCCAGCGCGACTCGGCGGGCGTCATCGTTGAGCACGGCAAGCTTGAAGCCTTCCTGTAGCTTCTCCAAGCCAACCAAAGGGTGTTCGTCAGCGGTGCAGAAGGCTGGATGCTCCCAACCGCAGTTCAGGCATTTAGCAAAGGCCATTGGACTCTCGCGTTTCTGTCTCGACTTCCTCTGGTGGGTACGAGAATCTCACGTTCATAAATCGCTGATGCCGGTCAAGCCATTTCCGCCACGCAGGGAACGCCGGATGGCCACCAGCGGAAAAGTTCAAATGCTTACCGTCAAGGGTGATGCAATCGATTGTTACTTCAGCGTCCGCGACGCTGCTCTGCTGCTTTGTAGGCACGGAGCCACTCCTCGTATGTAGCGTACTTGGGCGGGTACTGCTTGGTGCCAATCACCAGTCGCCATGCGCCCCATGGTGCAGAATGCTCGAGTGGGGCAGGGATGAAAGTAGGGTCTAATATCTGCCGAGTGGCGTCAAGAGGACGCAATCCGGCATTGCGCAGGATCATGATACCGTGTTCGGTGCGCATGGCAAATTCGAGCTGAGACATCTCACCGGCGGCAACCATGGCGTCCATGCGTCCGATATGAATGAAGCTGTGGCAGTAGTTGCACAGTGCAACTATCTCGTCGAGACGAGCTCTGCCTTTCTGCTGATCTATGGTGTACGCCTCATGCGCCTCCAACCACGTTCCGCCTTTAGCGTGGGCACGACTATCTCCGCAGGCCCAGCAACATTGGTTGTTGCCGGCATAGGCAATCTCTCGTTGCTGGTTCCACCAGTCTTCACCGAGAATGTTTCGGGGGTTGACTTCGTGCAACGGCTTGGGAATCTGGGGGTGTCGTAGCAGCTCAGGGCGCTTGAACCTTGGCATGGTCCCAGACAGATCGATGGTCATCACTTCACCGCTTTTAGCGTCTTGCCGATAGACGCGCCAGCTGTCAGGTCGACAGAGCCGGCCGGGCCTTCGATGACGTGATGGCCGAACATCTGGTTGACCAGGTCTTTGATTTCTTCTGCGTGGCGTTCGTAGCACTCGATGTATAGAGCGTCATGACCGTGCAAGATGATATGCGCGTCAGCCCAACGACGACTCAGCTCGTCTTGAATCTCCACCATGGATTTGCCGACCACGTCGGAGCCGCATGTCTGGATGCCCCAGTTGGCGACTTCCGTGAACGGAGGCGGCTGTACTGGGAAGTAACGCCGTCGACCGAATGGCGGAGTCTCGAGCCAGCCCTGCGTCTCTGCGAGGTGGAAGTTCTGGTCATGCCATAAAGGAATTTCGACGTACTTGCCGAAGTACGAATGGTAGATGTGAGCGACCGCTTCGACAGTCAACGAAGCTCGCAGTGCGGGATCTAAGAACTTCTTCTTGCGAATCGATTTATGGACGGTCTTAACACCGGCTCGATACAGCGAAGCGTACACAGTGGTTTTAACTGCGTCCCTCAGGCGCTTTCTCACCGCCTTTTCTTTTTTCAGAAAGTCGTCGCCGTAGATGTTGATGGCCGCAAGAGTGTGTGGATCTCCATCCTCTTTTGCCATCTCCACGAGGAGCTCTCGCACTCCAGCAAATACAGCAGCCAGGCGTAGCTCAAGTTGATCCTTATCGGCGCCGATGAACACGCGACCCTCTGGTGCTTCGAAGAACTCTCGATCGCCTACGCGTTGGTTCTGCACGTTGGGTTGCGAGGTGAACCTGGAGCCCTTCTGTCCGGTTGGGTTCCACTTTACATGGATGCGTCCGTCGGCTTGTTTTGCTCGCCAGTACGCGCCGCCCTTTGGGCCTTTCTTTCCGTGTGGAGGTGGATCGCGATACTGCGTTGCGAACACATGGTGCCCCTCGACATAGGCAATGAAGTCCTTGACGAACGGGTGCTCCATATGATCGATGATGTCTTCGTACCGAGTCGATGGCTGTTTAGTCTTTTCGGTCCACGACGTCGGCAGCAGTCCGACATATTTCTTGTCGTACAGGGCGCGCACTGCGTGATTCTTGTTCATGGGATTGAAGTCTTCCCAGTTCAACCACTGTCGCATACGATGCTTCAGCTCCTCGTTTCTGTTGAGGAGCTTCTCGCCCATCATGCGGCGTTTGTCCCAATTTACGGGGAGACCGACGAGCTCCATGTTGGCTGCAAGTCGGGCGAAGGCCATCTGGTACGACATCAATTCGTGCGACATGCCACGAGTGAGGATGTCTTCGATCAACAAACGCCTCAACTTGCAAGTGTTCAAAGCATCCTTGGCGTTGTACACCAGCAGTTCAATCACATCAGAAGTGAAGGCTTGCTTCTCTCCAAGGTGATTCAACTTCCAGGGTTCAACATCCAAATACGTGTGGCCAATCCAGCCGAGGTCATGCGGAATATCAGGTTGCACTAAATGATGGTAGCCTTGCGTGTCCTCGATAGGCCCGTCGATGGTGTAGCCTTTATGTGTCAACACAGCGTAGTCGAACGGCGCGTTGTGGTAGACCGTCGACACGCGCTTGCTGATCAGAATCTCTCGCATCTTCTGCGTCAGTGCGAGCTCAGCGTCCCAAGGCAAGGATTTATGGTTTGCGAGGGTGAATGTGACTGCGGCGTTGTAGCCGTCGTCGCCGGCAAGCGCGATGGAGTACAGCTTGCAGGACAGGAAGTTGATGCTGGAAGTTTCGATGTCGACTGCAACCGGACAGCCCAAGTTCAGCCAACGGTCCATCCACGCAATGCCTTGCTTGACGGACTCATAAGTGCCAACAGGATTGGCAGGATGACAGACAATGAGTTTCTCTTCTTGGTTGGGTCCGTCCCATGAGACACGCTTGACTTTGGCGAGATCCATTCGAATGACATCGGATATTGGCTTGCCGCCGCGAAGTAGGGCAGCAGGATGCACGCATGGAATTACGTGTGGCATTTTGGCTCCGCACGGTCCTGCACGTCACTTTTGCGGCGCGACAGCAACCAGTCGTGGTAGATTCCCCCGACTGTTTCGATGTAATCGATCGCGTCCATGCATTGCGTGTAGCTATGAAACCTGGCATTGGCCCAACCAGCAACGTAGCCAATTGTGCCTGACGAATCTGCAGCGGCAATGCGCCACAAGACTTTCGGCTTGCCGCGAGCATCCTCCCCTTTGGTTTGCACACCGACCAGTCTTCGTTCCATTAGACGCCTTTGACCTGCCGCATAGGTGACGACATGGTTCCGTCGATAAGTTTTTTTGCCAACACGCGTAGATCTACGTCAGAGATGGAGCCACGGTAGGAGTAAATTTTGGCTTTGGCGATGTCCAATACGCTCCACAAGGCCCAATTACCGAGAGGCACAATGACTACTGGATCGACGGTGATGAGCTCGTTGATCAAGCGCCTGCGACATGCCATGGTGGCTGCCGCTTTCACTTGCAACTTGGGGATTATTGCGCCGTTGGCTAGCTTGATCTTTCGTGCTTTGCACATGGACGCATTGCTCACCCATACATCCTCACGCTTCAGACCGGCATCGGCGCACAACATCCACAGGAGCTGCCCTGATGGCCCAACGAACCCTCGACCTTCTGCGAGTTCTGTGTCACCAGGCTCTTCGCCGACAAAGGCGACACGAGCCGGCACTGGGCCATCAGGGTAAACTTTAGTGTCGTAGCGCAGAGGGCAGTTCACGCAGTCAGGATTGGCTAGCAAGCCATGATAGTAATTTCCTGACGGCCTGCCATAGCTAGCGTCTGGGAGCCGCATCGATCAGCTCCTCTTCCGCGAGTTTGGTCGGCGACACTGGAGGCAGCGCTTAGGTACGATAAGCCCGGCGCCAAACTTTTTTACCAGATTGGCGCGATCTTCATCGGTGAAGACCCACGGTTTTTTGCAGGCGACGCACGTCCAAGATCGGCTGCGCCGTCTCTTTGGTGGGGAGTGTGCGTTCTTTACGAGTGAAGTGGAGCCGTCGCCTGCTACCAGCAATACCACGTCGGCTTCGCTGGCCAAATCCCGTACATCAGGTTTCAATGTGTCGAGACTTTGCACGTCGGCTCCTGGTTCAAAGTCGATGCCCTCGAAGACCCACAGTGCGGTTCCTCTGTGCATCGGTTGACTCCCTTGTCGTAGGCAGTCACGTAATAAAAAAACCCGGAGCGAATCATGCTGGTCTTCGCTCCGGGCAGAGTCGCTACAACGCGACAGCCTCGGTCAACAGACGCTTACTGACCGACGGTGCCGGGAGGAGGCGGAGGCGGCGCAGGGATAGCGGCGGCGCCTGGTGCCGGCGGAGCGGGCATGCCAGCGGTCGGGGGTGCGGCGAATGCCGGTGTCGCCACGGGCGCTGCGACTGCGGGAGGCGCTGCGACTGCGGGAGGCGCGGCCATGGGGGGTGCGGCCATGGGGGGTGCGGCCGTAACCGGAGCGGCCGGCAGTGCGGGCGCTGCGGGCATCGCCGGAGCGAACGCTGCGGGGGGCGCGGCGACAGGTTGCAGCAGTGAGGGACTTGCGACGGCTGCCACGGGCGGGGCCACGGCGGCGGGGGCTGCTGGGCCAGCGGTGGCCAACGCTTCATTCCACTCGCCAGCGGCGCGCTCGTTGGTGATGTTGGTGTAGTTGTTGTTTCTGACGATGGTGGCCACGTACTGACGACCGATCAGCCAATCAGCTTGAACTTGGCCACCGGCCGACGCGATGAACTCGTCGGTGATGCCGCAAGAAATGAAGAAGCGCTTCAAGAACGGCGCACCCTTCTCGGTGAGCTGATAGCTGTTGGCGATCTTGCGACCCGCCGAACCTGTGTCGGTGCCGGGGCCCATGACGATCTGGCTGGTGACCATCAAGCGCTGACCGACGCCATCGTTGTTGGTGCGGGTTTCGTGCTTCTCCACCTGCAAGAGGTAGATACCGGGCTTGTAGTCGAAGCCGGTTGCGGCCTGCACGTTGGCGAGATTGACTGGTAGAAAACCTGACATGATAGAAATCTCCTTGGGCGCCTTTACGCCCACGTTGTTGGTGACCGGATTTACGTCCTGTAGACGAAGTTACCGATTCGGTGCAAGACACCATTAAATGTTGGCAAATCTCCGAAGTGGGGATCGACCAGTTTTCCTTCTGGAAACGCGTTGCCGTACTTGTGCCTGACGATCTTGGTCAGCCAGTTTGGTGACGTGTAGTACGTGGGATGCACCATCATTCGACCTATGGCGTTGGGATCTGGTTTCAGGTCCTTGTGTGCATGGATGATCATCTTGCACATGCCAGGTAGTTTGATGTTCATCTCGCCCTTGATGTACGGCTGGACGCCCGTGATGCTACTCGAACCCTGCTGGCCATCGGACTCCCTGGTTTCTTTTTCCAGGGCTATCCAGATGACGTTCAGTTTCGTGTTGTGGAGCTTCATCGCGAGGTCACGAATGTGCATCGCGATTAGGCCCCAATCGCTCATGGTCATGTTGGTCGCCTCGCCTCCGGCCTTTTCAATCCGCCGACGAATCTTAGGATCGTTGTAGCGGAGGCCCATCAGCTCGGCAATCCACATGTCAACATAGTAGGAGATCGAATCGATCACTACCGTGTTGACGCCCAATTGCACGTAGTGCGCAGCGAGGAAGTCGACTTTCTCCTTCATCATCTTTGCAGATGTGATGTGATAGGCCGGTGGCGCGTTCACTCCGTAGATGCTTGGAAGCATCGCGAGAGCGTCATCGCCGCCTTCTGCACCGACACTCAAGAACACAGCCTTGGGCCACTGTCCGGCCCAGGTTGTCTTCCACGTACCGACAGAACCGAACAAGAACACCGTCACGCCTTGATTGACGTGCCCTTGGCCAGGGTGGTGCAGGTCGGGGTCGTTGAAGTTTACTGCAGGTGCGACCTGGGCAGCTGTTTGCACAGCTGTTTCGGCATGCACACCTACCGTCCCACTTTGCACCAACGCTTCTTGTGTGCGCGTCGGTGCTTGATGCACTTGCTCTGGCTGCGGGGTTGTCGCCACAGGTTGCTGCGGCGGTGGTGGTTGTTGGGTCATTCGTCAGTCTCCGTAGCTTCAGTATTATCAGGGTAGGGGTTTACTCGTTAAGGGTTCTTGTTTCGGCCGGCGTGGTCCTTTCTAGTCCATGGCCATGAGACGTTCGCAGAGCAAGTCCATGTCGAAACCTGAGCGGGCTTTCTCTGGGGTTAAGTCGTGAACGAGTGATAATCCGGCCGTGTCTCGGTCGGAAATTGAAGCTGCTTTTTCAGCCTTCATGCGCAACTTGTCAATGAATAAATCGTCGACAGTTCGGCGCACGACTAAGTAGTAGATATCAACATGGTCTGCGGTGCAGCCGTCGCGGTGCACGCGCTTCTCGGACTGTCGCAGATCGGTGGTGTTCCAATGCAAATCGACCATCAATGCGGCGCTCGCCGACGACAGCGTGTTGATCGACGTACCGGCAGAACCCATCGTCGCAACGTAGATGCTGTGCTCGCACTTCGAGAACTCTTTGGCCAAACGTTTGCGCTCGGCCATCTTCATGTCGCCATCGACTGGGCCAAACACTGTTGGCTTCTTGTCGCCGTAGGCCCAACCTTTGGCCATCAAATCCACCAGTGCGCTATGAATCCAACGCGAGGTTTCTTTGCGCCAAGTGAAGATCACCAATCGGTTATGCTTCTCGAAGATGGTGCTGACGGCGCGCAGGGCAGCTGCTCGCTTCATCTTGGACAGGATGCCAATCAATGTGGTCAAGCAGACCAGTTGCACAGCACCTGGTTTCTTGTCCTGCTTCTTCAACTTGATCGTCGTGGTGCCAATGCTGATGGTCGTCGTCTCTTCCGAGATAGCGCCCTTCATCCCCAAGTAGCCTGTGATGTCTCGCTGCGCATGTGAGTATTCGTCCAGCAGGTCGTCGTCGACGTCGGCCTCGATCACATGTCGTGCTACTGGCGGCAGCTCATTGGCGACATCTTCTGTGGTGTAGCGCAGGTACGTGCCGGCAAGTCGCGCTTTGAGCTCGCGATCGTTGGTTTCGCCGTCGTACATCCAGTGGCCGCCCTCCTCGGGTGTGAGGCGGATTCCGCCGCAATAACGAACGCCAAAGTCGTGCTTGTTCGATCCCCACTGTCGCGGTTGCACTGTGGCAAGTTGATTCCACAGGTCCATGCGCTCATTGGGGATGGCGGTACCGGTTAGTGCGATACGCCGATCGATAGAGCTGCACAACGCCAACTGGCGGCAGGCCATGGAGCGCTGCGCTTTTTGGTTGATGAGGTAGTGGCTCTCGTCGATGATCATCCAGGTCGGCTTTAGCGTCGCGAATATCCAGGTCTGCCACGCCTTGAGTATGTCGTAGTGGCAAAAGATCACCGGATACTTTTTCAGTATCTCGACGTCTAGATTCTTGACGCCTTCGAGCGACATGATGGGCAGACTGTAGTGCACAAGCGCGTCGGCATCGTCATCGCACCACACGCCTTTGGCGATATTTGGTCCGATCACCAAGCCCGGTTTTTGCAAATACCCGTCAAGCCACAACGAGTGAAGGGCAGTGATGGTCTTGCCGAGACCGGGGTCAGCTACAAGCATTGCGCCTTCACGCTCGCGGTGTAATTGACGAAGAAAAGTGACGGCACGGGCTTCGTACGATCGCAGAACCAAACCGGATGGGGTCTTGTTGTGCGCTTCCTCTTCATAGTCTTCGAGGTTGGCCGGGTACATGCCCATGTCCTTGACGGACTGTGGCACGTAGTAGCCGGTCTCCAACGCGTTTCTTGCATTTTCGAAGACCCAGGTTCCGGGGATTCGTTGCAGCATTTGCAACTGATTCTCAGATGGACAAGCTTCTATTTTTGAACGACCCGGCCAACGCGTCGGCGACGACATAATGCATTCAACCAGCGGATCTGTTGAGCGAGCTTGCATCGACGAAACAATTACCCTCTGCCGGAGAACCTGTCAACAACTAAATTACAACAACGCGACATGTCTAGCTAAATCACCGACACTCGCAATATTCTCACAAAAAAGTTGGAACTACGGACACACAATGTTACAAGCGTTGGTGCACGCGTCGCTCCATATTCATAAGCGCGACCACTTCACTTTTTGAGAGCGAAATGAACCAACGCCCACGTCATCAAATCTACTCGGTCAGGGATTTGCTGGCCCTGAAGGACGACCCCGATAGGTGGATAGTTGAAAACATGATACCCACTTCTGGCCGAACTCTAGTATTCGGCCAGGGCGGCACTTTCAAGTCAACTATTATCTTCGATCTCTGCGTCGCCATCGCTTCTGAGGGCCTACTGCTGCGACAATTCTCAGTAAACAAGTATGGTCCGGTGTTGCTGAATTCCACCGAAGGAAGCATCTTCGATAACCGCGATAGAATTCTCACGCATGCTCGCGCGCATGGCATCAATCCTGCCGACATGCCGCTGTACTTTTGCCAGCAACCATTCTGTTTGGACGACGCCGTCGACATCGAGTTGCTCGAAGGCTACATAAAGCAGCTCAAGCCTATAATGGTGGTTTTGGACCCTCTGGACTCATTCTTCTCGGGAGACGAGAACTCGTCCAAAGAGACAAAACTGCTGCGTCGCGCCATCGATATGTTGATCGACAAATACCGCGTGTCGTTCATCCTCATCCATCACGAGTCGAAGAATACCAAGGGCGGCTCGACGCCTCGTGGTAGCACGGCCTGGTACGGTTGGGCCGATGCCGTCCTGCACGTCAAGGTGGAGCACAAGAAGGTCGGCTTGCCTGAGAAAATGAAAGTCGTGTCGGTAGAATCGCAGAAGCAGCGCAATGGTAAGAGCGGCCACATATTTTCTGGTGTGCCTTTTATTGATGAGCAGCTGAAGCAGATGACGTTCAACTTTTACGACGGCACTGACGCGTCAGGTATCGCACTCACCTATTGGAAGCAGCAGTGCTACAAAGTCCTATGCGGTAGCTTAGTGCCGATGACCAACACCATGATCGCCGAACAGTTATCGATCAAGGCAGAGAAAATATCTGGCGCACTCAGCGCGCTGCAAGCAGATGGTATTGCCACCAAGGATGCGTTTGTGAATCGGGCAACCAACGCCGATGGCACTCGGTCGCGAGCCGTGGCTGCGTGGCGACCGCTGAAGAAGGTAAGCCTTGTCGACCTAGCAGAATTCATGGTAAAAACGGAGGCAACAATGGAGGAGGAGCAGGATGCAGAGCTGTCCATCACTCCCATGATTCCAGAACCTGTGATAGCGGAGCCTCCAGGTGGTAACCAACCCGACACACGTCTCCTTCTCCCAGCTGGAGTTCCACCGAGACCCCCAGTTTAGGCTCTTCTGCGCTCAATCTATCGAAAATCTTCGGGTGAAGTACACGCTGCCGGCCGACCTCATGGAGTGTCTTGCAGTTCAAGTCGCGCCAGGAATCCCTTTGGCCAAACTCTTGCTCGAGGCATACGACGACCAAATAGGCCTGCCGCAATGGCATCGTGCACGTCAGCTGCGCCGAGCGTATGAAGCAGGCGCGAGTAAGTAGCGACGACCTCGGCCAGATCGGCCGGCGGCACGCCCTGCAGGTTGTTCTTCAGGCTTTTTTGGCCGAGTGCCACGCACTGCTCTAGCCACGCCATCGAGTCGCGGTAGGGCGCATCAGACACTTCCATGAAGGCCCACACCAGCAGACGTCGAGCCTTCGTCAGGTTGGGACCAGACCGTCCTTTGTGCCGAAGCAAATCTATGTGGGAGATTTTCAAGTGCGTCGACACGGCGAGGACCAGTGCGGCCCACCCTTTCATGGCGGTCAGGATGTTCAGTGGCGGCGGGCGAAAGCACGGCACTGGCTGTTTTTCTTTACACATCCGATTCCTCTATACAAAGAGAGTGAAATTTTGGGATTTGTAAGGATTATTCGCGGGGATTGCTGAATGATTACGCATACGTGTTATCCATTGGTTCCACCGGGAGTAATCTGGTTTATTTCCCTTGCAATTCCTCAATGATTTCATACTCATGGTTATCGATAATTACCTGCCTTTGATTTTCTTACCGATCAGATCGATAAAGGCCGACTTGATGTAGACGTCACTCTCGCCATCGAGGAAGTCCGTCTCCGAACTCTTCTCGTAGGTGTTGCGACGCGGTTTCGGTTTAGGTTTCGCCGACTTGTCTGGGTCTGGCGGTCCAACATAGCTGATGTTGCAGGTCTTGATTGCCCGCGTGACGGCGACATAGAGCAGTCTGAGTTCCTCGTCTGCGTCCTCCGCTCTCGCACATGGAAACCGGCCCTGGACCACGTCCACCAGAAACACGTTTCCCCATTCTAGCCCCTTGCATCGATGGATGGTGGAGAGTACGAGCGCGTCGGACTTGTCGCTCTCTTTTTTTCTCAGCCCGCTCTTCTTTGCTTGTTGCACGGCGACGGTCAGCCGGTCGACGTAGATCAGAAACTCTCGCACCGACCGGAACAGTACGGCCATCCGTTGCAGGGCGGTCAGCATGGCCTGTTTGGACTCATCCAGGCCCAGCAGTCCTTCCTCGCGGCGGAGCTCTTCTAGGTAGTCGGTGCGGCGCAGGGTGACACCGATCATCTGGGCTGGCCCGGCCAACATCCGGTCGATGTCGTCGCTCTTCGGCTCGACTGGTGGCGTCTTGCCGGCGGCTTCGGCCTCGGCGCACGCGGCCAGATGCTCCTGATGGGCTTGCTCCCGTTCACCGGCGAGCACCGCGATCTCATTCAACTCTTGCAGCAGCTTGTACAGATCTTCCAACGAGTTTCGCTGACGGTAGTTCAGTTTGTTCATCTTCAACATCATCGCGTCCAACAGCGATATGCCATTGGCCGTGGCGAAGGATTCGCACATTCCGATGAAGGCATTGCCGATGTATCGAAATGGGCGATTGATGATGTGCCGCAGCCAACGACCCTCTTCGTCGTATCCAGCGGCGACGCGCAAGTAGGCGAGGATGTCTTTCACTTCTCGTGACTCGAAGAACGAGCCCGACGCCATCTTGATGTATGGAATGCGATTGCGAATGCAAGCGATCTCTGCGAGGTCCAACCCCACACGCAATCTGGACAGCACGGCGCACGAACGCAGACCGGAGTCTTGTGCGATAGCCATGCACTGCGCGATCACGTCATCGGCTTCCGCCTGCGAGGTGTCGTACCGCGCAATCTTCACAGCCTTGGGTGCCGCCTCAGGAACGGCGGGCTGAATCTTACCAGCGAGGTGCCACGGGCGACCTTTCACGATATGGGTACCGACGTCGCATATCTGCGAGTTCGATCGATAGTTCACCGGCAGCACGTACGTCGTCACGTCCTTGTGTTTCGAGTACTCCACAAACAGTGTTGGCTCGGCTGACCGCCAACCAAAGATTGACTGGGAGGGATCTCCGCCAACCATGAGACTGTGCGGTCGGTCGTCGATGACTGGCGGTTCGTCCAGCGCCGACGTTGCTGGGATGCACGAGTCGAGGCCGACAAGAAAGCGGGAGATGTCCCACTGCACAGGGTTGGAATCCTGCGCCTCGTCGACGATGACGACGGACCAACGACCACGCCAGCGCTCGCGAGACATCGGATCAACGGCGAGTTGCATCCACGCCCACAGTAGCATATCGTCGAAGCCGTACAGTCCCAAGCTTCCACGTCGCTGCTCGAACGCGATGAACACGTCAAGCAGCTTGTGTCGAGGCAGGCCGGCGAGGTGTCTGTAGTTGTCGGCCTGACGTAGCATCACTTCCTCAGATCTCATGTTGAGACCGAAGGGGTCGGTGTAGACGTAGCACAAACCGCGAGCCTTGCAGGCTTCGACGTAGCGAGACACGCCTTCGAGGTCGACACCAGTGTTCGGTATCTTGCGGTCCTTGCGCATACCTCCGAGAGTCTTCTTCAACTCGAGGTGCAGTTGGTTGCGTTCATCGAGTCGGTAGTCCTGGAACATCGCCGTGTCGGACGCGATGATCTGTCGGCACACCGAATGAATCGTACCTACCCTTGCCGTGTGAATGCCGAGCGACTTCAGACGGTCTGTCATCTCCTGGGCGGCAGCACGCGTGAAAGTCATTGCGAGGATGTACTGCGGGTCAAGACCGTCGGCGACCATGCGTGCGATACGGGCGACGATAGTGCGTGTCTTGCCGGACCCAGGTACTCCGATCAGACAGGCTTGTTCTTGGCCGACATTGATGGCACGAGTCTGATGCTCGTTCAACCCATCGAATAGGGTTTGTAGTGGCGCGCTGTAGTTTGTCATTTATTGTGGTCCTGGATGTGGCCTCCCGGCCTCTGTGAATAATTTGTTGAAAAATTTGATGGCCTGCTCTTTGGTGACCGGCTTCATAGCAATCAACAAGTTCGTGCCATGCGCCCACAAGTGCAGGTCCAACCCGCTAGTGACGATGATGAAGTTGATGGCGCCGTATCGGTAACTAATGTCGCCGGAGCCCTCACGCTGCTCTTGCTTCTCAGCAAAAAGAGGAAACAAGGCCATAAGTTCTGGACTGGGCCAAATCACAATGTCGACGTCAGACGTCGGTCCAGGTGTACCGTAGGCCCTGGAACCGGTCAGCACGCAATTACTCGGTAACCCGCCAGTAGGCAAGGTGTGCACCGGCAACGAAGGCGGTGGTGGCACTGGAGGCGTCCACGCCTGAGGTGACGGTCGCCACGGCGATGGGGTAGGAAATACGGCAGGTCTACCAGGTGGAGGTACTGGCGGATACGCGACGACTGCCGGCGCCACGGCTGCAGGTTTGTGCGCTTTGCCCGCGCAACTGTCGCACGGCATACCCGCGTTGGCCCCGGTGCCGTTGCAGTCTCCGCAGGGTTCAAGTTCTTGCTCGTTATCTGCCACAGTTAATCTCCAGTGCTCACCCGGCACAACACCGGGTGAGCGTGCTTGTTGTTATTCTGCTTGCGGAGGATTCGTACCGAGGTCCCACCACGCTTCGCAGATCTGCTCGGCGATTGCACGATGGGTCATCTTGCCACGATGCACCGTGGCCTTCGGCTTCCGCTTCTTCTTTTTGCTGCCAGGTGGTGGCTCTTCGACAGGCGGAGCGGGTTCCGTGTACATCCAGTTGAAGCTCTTCTCCGTCACGGTGATGCTCACCGAGATGCCATTGGCCTCAGCTAACGGACCAAAGGGCGGGAACTCCGTCTCGACAGGCCACGCGTCACGCAGAGCCAACACTAGTTGTGCCAACACCGTCTGCCTGGTGTGATTCGGCACCAAGTATTTCTCCTGCTTGAAGAGCTCGGTGGTCCGTATCGACGCGGCAAACGTCTTCAGCACGATGGCGCTCAACGCAGCGCGGACCGCCGCCTTTGTTTTTCGCACAGCATCCGCGTCCGCCTTCTTGGGGTCGGACAGTCTTGCAGCCCGTTTCACGGCGGCCGGTGGCTCGAACAAGCGCTCCAGTGTGAAGATGCGATGCGGCTCCACGCGATACATAGCGTCCAACACGGTCTGCCCGCCGTTGTCGCAGAGGTGGAAGAACGGACACAGGCCATAGCGACCGACGCACTGCGAGTGGTTCTTCGCCCACAGGTTGATATCGCCACGGCACTCAGGAGAGTCCAGTCGTCGATAGAACTCGGCGGCGACGGGGATGAGCTCGTCATGCAGGAAGCGTTCAAGTGTCGGCTCATCGGTGACGGTCTCGACGCGGTGGAACGAGCGGTCCGGGTCGGGCTTCGCATGCTTCGCGGCGACCGAGAAGATCATGCCTCGCAGCGGACCGAACTTTTCTGCCTCGTCTGAGCGCAAGTAGCAAATGGCGTTCATCAGAAACTGGCCGTCCATCGCGTAGCCTTTGACCATGTCGTAGGTCATCTGGCCAGTGGTTTTGCGGTCGACGATGTAGATGCCGGACTCCACTGGACCTGGAGGGGCGCAGGGATCTCCGGGCCGGCGTTTGGCGATCAACGTATCGTGTCGACAGCTGAACGGGAGGTAGACGTTCTTGCCGTTGATGCGGATGGGGTCAGCCCAGAAGACGGCATTCGCCTCCACGGCGCGGATGTCCCACTCGTCTGCTTCTTGCTGCGCATATTTCTGCAGCTCGACGAAGAAGAGTTGTTGCACCTCGGCAGCGAGCTTTGGTGCGCCTGCCTTGCGGATGGCATCGCAGACTTCGTCGTACGGACGTTGGCCCCCGAAGACGTAGCGGAGCTCCCAGCAGGCGTGGTAGGCCGAGCCGAACTGCAGCGCCTTGGCCGGCTTCTTTGGCACCAGACCACGAATGTGCGTGTAGTAGGCTTTGCGCCAGCATTGCATGCAGGGCTCTAGGGTGTGCCAGGAGAAGCCGCCCTCTGATGGACCGCCGATCAGTCCCGGCACCGAGTCGATGGCCGCATTGACATCAACGATACCTTCGCCGCCGATGTCGCCGAGGAGCTCGGATAAGACGTTTGTACTCTCAGGCAACCCCAGCGTGGCGGTCGCCTTGGCGGGCTCACCCACGGTCATTGCCGGCGCGACAACCGCTGCCGGTGCAGCTGCGGCAGCGACACGAAGCGACCACTCCGTGCCATTCCAGTCGTAGATCGAGCCATCCTCGGCGACGTGGATGTGCGGATGCGCGACCTCTTGAGCGGGCTGAGCCTCTGCGACGACTTGGGCGGCGTAGGCTTGAGTCGACAGCGTCGGTGGTTCTGGGGTGGTTTGTGGTACAGCCACGGGTGGCTCAGCTGGTGACGCTTTGGCTTGCGGTGTGGCTTCCAGGCTGGAAGCAGGTGCCGGGGTCTCGACTTTGCCGATGTTCCCGAACATGGCGGTCAGGGTGGTGGTCTCGGCTCCGGCGCCGTTGCTTGGCGCGGCGACAGCTGTGGCGTGGAGGCCGCCACCTGGCATCTCGGGCAGGTCGGCCATGCTGAGGCCAGTGCCGCCGTCGATTGACGGCGTAGTCACGGGCTCGGCGGCAACAGGATCGATAGCGGTGGCTACTGGTGCCTCAGCCACTGCAGTCGGCGGGGTCGGCGTAGCTGGTGTTACAGGTTGCGACGGAACAGCAGCCTGCGACGGTTGCGAACTATCTTGACCTTCACCCGGCATTGGTGGTAGGTTCGTGCCAAGTGCGGAATCCGAAGTGACCGGTGGTTGGGGGTCAGAGGGGGGTGGTGTATTCTCACTTACTTTTGTTTCTGCGGCCGGTGCGGCGCCCTGCTTCGCGGTCGGCGCAGGCAACTGAGGCTGTGGTAGCACCCCGGTTACTGGTTTCGTTTTCGATTCGTTTTTCGTCTTCTCTTTGTTTTTTGCCATAGTTGGCGGCTCCTCGCTTCCTACTGTTACGCTGGCTATTCTTCGGCGACCGACGACCCCTGGGGTCCTCCGATCGCACGTTTTACAGGCGTCTCTCAGACTGCCGAGAGGCGCGCCTTTGCTTACTTTACCTTGCTCACATCCCTCAGTTAGCAGGTATCCGGCGTCACCAGCCCCTTCCTGCGTTAGCGCGATATCGTCGCGGCACGATGCACGAAATGCGTACAATTTCCCCATGTTGAGGTCTCCTCTTTACTTGCGATGTGTGGGCTAGTTGCTGGCCAGCCGGAATAATCATAGTAGATCAAACGTTTGCGGGTGTCAACTCCCCTTTACTAGTTGACATATAACAGAAAACACGGAGAAGCAAAAGAGCAGAATGTAGAACCACGCGGGCGGCCTGGGGATGTCCGAACCGAGAAAATGGAAGGTCGCGCCATCGTACTCTTCGGCCGATTCCTCGGGCTCAGGCTCCTCTTTGGGCTTCTTCACGGCGGACAGTGCGCCCTTGGCGTAAAGTTCGGCGAGCAGTACGGCGTCGCCTTCGTCACCGTCCTCATCGATCTGGACGGCCATCCGGTTCACCTGGAAGCCGCCATCCTTGTAGTGCTGCTCGCGCTGCTTCGACTGCTCTTGGTAGGGCTCGGTGTCTGGCCCGACGTCCTGCCAGTCGTAGATGGTGTAATGCGCCTTCGCCTCTTCGAGCCTGACGCCGCGACCGCCGCCTTGTTTGAGCCAGATCGGAGCTTGCCCGGCGCCGGCCCATAGGACCCACTCGAGGCAGGGGATGTCGATGCCGGTTGACCAGACCATGCAGCAGACGGCGACGGGGATCGACGGATCGCGCTCCCTCATTCTATCTGCTAGATCTTCTCGTTTCTTGCGGGGCATGTCCGAGGTCACGGTCGGAACCTTCCAGCCGGTCAGCTCGACGATGGCTTCGGTCAAGAGCTCGGCGTGGCGCTTCAACCGGCAGAACACGATGCCCGGACGCGCGTCGTTATCGATCAGATCTGCGACGAATTGAGCTATCGCAGCAGATCGGTAAGAGTCCTCAACGATTACGCGGTCGTACCTTGATTTGGGTTTCATCTGCGACATGCGCGAACTATCCTTTAACACGTGTTCGAAATCATTCTACTATCCCCGCGAACATTCCTTACAAATCCGAAAACCATCCGCACTTAGGGGGCCTGGGTTGGGGTGGGTAACGCTTTCTCCATTGGGCATGTGGCATGATCGTGGTTGTCGCTGAGCCACATTCCACACTCACACTGCCAGACGTCGCCACAATGGCGGCAGCTGGCTGCGTGGTTTCCGGTGATGACTCCGACTCCGACGTCGGCCTCGTCGCAGATGGCTACGGCGTTGGGCTTGCCGCACACTGGGCAATCGATAATGTCTCCGTCTCTCATGATCTACTCCTCCAGCAGGCCCGCATCGGTGCTTCTGCTGAGTCTGATGGCGGCCTCTGTGATGCTCTCCAGACTTTGGCCTGTGACCTGGCTCAACTTGACCAACTGCTTGATGGTGAGGGCGCGCTTGCCTGAGGGTGCGATCTCCACCTTCCTGTGTGACCGATGGTTGAGGGCTTCGTGCCACTCACCTTCGATGTAGAGCTCTCGCCTATCCGTCTTCATTTGCGCTCCTCTTTTGTGGAGCACCGCCCACACATGTCCGGAGGGGTGGGCCGTTCGTCGGTGAACTCCAGGGTGGTGAAGTCCCCCTTGGCTCCACACGCCGGTCGGTCAAGCGCGTTTTTGTGTGTCTTGTGGTCTCTCCACCCATGCAGGAGGGGGCAGTGCAGTGCAGGTCCTTCGTTGCTCATAGTGCTCTCCGTCCGCCGGTGATCAGCGAGAAGTGGGTGAGGTCCTTGTTGTAAAAATTGCGGTAGCCGTTGCCAGCCTTCCACCAGCATGGATAACAAAGGCTCGTGAGCTGATTGATTGGCTCGCCCTCGCGTTCTGCTTTCGACAGGCTACGGTCAGTGGTGTGCCCGCAGCAGAGTGTGAGGTGCACCCGCTTCCCCCCTCTCGGTCCCTCGTACGGTCTGGTGGCTGTCACTCGGCGCCACGGTATTGGATCCCACGGCCACTTCATCCGGAGTACCCGTCGTGCCCTTTATCGGACCCTCGCCCCCAGTCGCCGGTGGCCGGTTTCTGGTTGTCCGGATGTTTGGGGCAGGCCGTCTCATGCGACTCACCGAGATGCCGATCTAGGCAGGTGCAGTGCAATGGCCCCGCGTCTGCTGTTTTAGTCTTCTCCCGCACCTCAGCACGCAGAGCACGTTCCGCCCCTGCACTGAGGAGCCCATCGCCACTGAACACTTGATAGGCGGGCAAGTGCCTGCCACACGCCGGGCAGCGCACGTACTCGTAGGTTCCTCGTTCGCCTCGTCCAACTTGAATGTCGTTTCGAACGAACAGAATTCTGGAGTCGCAGGCGTGGCAGGTATGCAAGGCGTTGCGAGGGATTTCTTTTATTGCTTTACCTTTGGTGATAATCAGCGCCATCGGTCTATTTCCTTTCCATTGCTTCAATCCAGTACGCGCGGCGCACGCGTTTATCCTCGTCTTTGCTGAGTATGTTCTTCTTGGTGAACACCGTGTTGGCCGCCAGCAAGATGTTGCACACTGGGCACGACACGAACCGAATCTCCTTCATGTTTCCGTGCTGGTCCATTTGCGGCACGACGTGGACGTC